AGATTATTTAATAACGTCATCTGTTACCCTTGTGATGGATCAGGAGGAACTAAAAGAATATGTAACACCTGCCAAGGTCAGGGTGTTGTTATACAAACGTTTGGAACTGGTATGTTTACACAAAGAGTACAAACGACTTGTCCACATTGTAATGGATCAGGTAGTTTAATACTTAATGTTTGTAAAAGTTGTAATGGACAAGGTGTTACAAAAAAAGAAGATCACTTACAGGCGTCAATCCCACCAAATGTCGATAACGGTGATTTTTTAAGATTACAACAAAAAGGAGATTACCACCCAAAAACAAAAATGTTTGGTGATCTTATTTTAAGGGTTAGTTTGGTATCTGATGGTAAATACCAAAAAATGGGAATGGACTTGATCTATAATAAAAAAATCGATCCATTAACTTTATTGATTGAAGATGAAATGTTAATTGAACATCCTGACGGTAAACTGTCAATTAAAGTACCTGAAATTTTAAACACAGAAAAACCATTAAGGATTACAAATAAAGGTTATAAAACACCAGTAGGTAACGGTAATTTTTACATAAAAGTAATAGTCGAAAAAGAATCAAATATTGATCCTGAAATAAAACAAAAACTAAAGGATTTGTTAAAAAAGACCGTAGATTGATTTAACTAATTCAACGGTACCATAAATTGACGTTAATAAAATATAAATACCCAATATTAAAAGTGATGTTTGTGTTTTATTTAAACCTTTTTTACAGGTAGTACATCCGTTAACTTGTGTTGCCTTTTTCTTTTCCATAGTTATATTTTAATTATAAATAATTTGAAAATAAATATTAAAATATTTTTATTTTATTGACGCACTTTTATAAACTTATTAATATTTATAATATATGGGAAAAATAGGAAGACCTAAAAAAGATGAAAAAGATAAAAAAGTCAAATATGGTATTAGTATTGATAGGTATCTTTTTGATAAAATGAAAAACGAGGAACTTAGTATATCCAAGTTTGTTCAGAATTTAGTTAAGGAGTATTATGATAAGAAAAAAATTTAACGAAGATTATTTTGAAAAAATAGATACTGAAGATAAGGCTTATTTTTTAGGGTTAATATATGCCGACGGATGTATTATAAATGATTTGAATAATCATAGATATAAATTATGTATTAAATTACATAATAAAGACAAACACATACTTGAGGAATTTATTAAATTTGTAAACGGAGAAATGAAACTATGGTTTCACGGACAAAGGGAAATGTGTGAAGTAAATTTATCGGGTAAAAAAATAATTAATGATTTAGAAAATAAAGGGGTTTACCCTAAAAAAACCTTTACAATAAAATATCCGGATATTGATGAAAAATTAGAAAGACATTTTTTAAGGGGTTATTTTGATGGTGACGGGTGTGTTAGAGTTAATACAGATAAAAGAGATGGAAATAAAAGAGGTGATTTGAGAATTGTTGGTGGATCTATGGATATGTTAAATAAAATAAATGAACGAATGAATAAATTATTTAACACAAGTATTAATAAATTATATGGACCTAAAGATAAAGATTATGGGTTTATTGGATGGGCGGGAATGGCCGACATTGAAAAAATTTATAACGGGTTCTACAATGAAACTGATTTGTTTTTAACAAGAAAAAAAATTATATTTGATAGTGTAATTAATGAAATAAAAAATAAAACAAAATATAGAAAAAAATAATATGTGTTTAAGTTATATTGGGGGTAAAAGTAGGATTGGAAAGTGGATTGTACCTTTCTATGATAAAAATATGGAAACGTATGTTGAAACATTCGGTGGTATGTATTGGTGTTTTTTTAATATGGATTTAAAAGAGTACCCTAACTTAAAAAGAGTTGTTTATAATGACTTTAATCCGTTGAATTATAATTTATTTCAATGTGTTCAAAACCCATCCGAACTATTAAAGGCAATAAATTCAATTGATTGTCAACGATTTGGTGTGTCAGTTACTCCACAACACCTAAAAGAACAATTTATAAGCTTTCAGGCTGAATTATTTAATCAAGATTTCAGTGTAAAGGCTTACGATTATGAAGTGGCGGCAAAATACGTTTATATTCTAACACAAGTATTTAGTGGGTCTAAACCCGAAACATCAAATTTCATCGATCTAAAAGGTAAATACAAGTCCAAATATCTTACATTTCGAGATAAGTTATCTAAACCAGATTGGATTGAACATTTTTTAAAAATCACTGATGTTGAAAATATGGATTTTGAAGATGTGATTAAAAAATATGATTCTGAATCAACATACATTTATTTAGATCCACCATATTGGAAAACAGAAAACTATTATTCTAATCACGATTTTGATAGAGAAGATCACGAAAGATTGGCAAATGCATTAAAAAATATAAGTGGTAAATTTTCGTTATCTTATTATGATTTTCCGTTACTTTCTGAATGGTTTCCTAAAGATCAGTATAGATGGGAAATGAAACAATTTGCAAAAGCGGCGGCAGCAAAGAAAGGTGAAAAACAAAATATGGGTGAAGAATTATTAATAATGAACTACTAATAAGTTTTTTTTTAATTTTGTAATATTTATATAATAAAATATACTGTAATGGCAATTAGATTTACTAGCATTTTAAGAGACCTAATAGTTGAAGCTTCAAGATTTCAAGTATTAGCGGACAAATATTTAAAACCTAAAAAAGGTGAAAGAAAAGGGTTAATGACCCTTGAAACATTGTTTGCGATCATCGCGGCAGACCCCACAACAAGGGTTCCTGATGGTATTGATGTTGATAATGTTACACCTGAAGATATGGAAAAAGTAAAAATTGGAAAATACACCCAATGGTTACTTAAAAACTTTGTATTACCAACAACTTTAGACGTTACACCTGATTCACCAAGGTATAAGGAAGCTTACAAACAATATCAAGAGTTGTTTATGGAAGACCTTTTTAAGGTTACAAACGACCTTATGAAATACGAAAGGTTTAAAAATAGATTACCACAAGAGGCTAGAGATATTAATAAACTAACACCTGAAACATTATACGATCAAGTTAAAGATTTTAGTTTAGAAAAAACAAAAGCGTCTAAAGAAGAAAAACAAGAAGCTTCTAGAACATACGCACACCCTGGTGGTGAAGTTGTCTTTAGAGGTTCTGATTGGACTGTTGTTAAAATTTCAGATACTGGTCAATTAGGTAAAGACGCTGCTTGTTTCTACGGTGGTTACTATTTAGAACCACAAAAAGGTGAAACTAGATGGTGTACATCGGCACCTGGGCTTCAGTGGTTTGATAGATACATTTCAAAAGGACCATTATATGTTGTAATACCGAATTCACCAAGATCTTTTAACAGTGGATTAGATACTGGTGAAAAATCAGGACTTCCGGCTCTTAGATATCAATTCCATTTCCCTGACCAACAGTTTATGGATCCTTCCGATAGACAAATTGATCTTGTTGACTTTTTATCAAAACAAGAACCAGGACTTAAAGAATATTTTAAACCTGAATTTATGAAAGGTTTAGGTGGAGGTCAAACAGGAACAAAAATATCGGTTAACTATCCAAATGATAGTGCATCTAAATACATCGCACTTTATGGATTTGAAGAATTCTTTAATGGTTTACCTGAAAATATCCAAAGGCTTGAATTTGTTAAAAAAGGTGACTCCGATTTCACACTTGATATTCCTGAATCAATTGGTAACTTCACAAATCTAACAGCATTACATCTTGTTGGATGTGTTGGTAAATTACCTGAAAGTATTTGTAAATTACAAAAGTTACAGTTTTTGTCGATTCCTGAAAATAGAAATATGCAAAAACTTCCTGACTGTATTGCTGATCTACCAAGGCTTTCTGTTATCAACTTAAAAGGAAGTAATCTAAATGGTACAATTCCTGAATCTATTTACAAAAGAGCAGAAACTGATGACGGATTCCATATTTTTGATAAGTAATTTTTTTTAATTCAAAAATTATTATTATTTTTGTAAAAACTAAAATGTATTATTATGAAGAACTTGGATATTGATATTTATATGACAAATTTTACAGGATTCTTCAGAAAAAATCCAGATCAGTTAAAACAATTAATTGGTAATTCCGATCCTGAAGTATTTTATGATGGTGTTAGAAAAATTGTTGAAGAAAATTCAAAATTTGAAGACAGACAACTTGAACCAACAAGACAACAATTATTGGATCTTATCGTAAAACTAACAATCGGGGAATCAAAACAAAACACCGAAATACCACATATGGTACACCATATGGGTTTAATTTGTCTTAATTAGTAACTATTTTATACCTTTTTTATGGAGGAAAAAAATGTCATTTTTAAATTGCAAAAGAATTACTATGCCGTAGTAAAAAATAAAAACTATAATGAATTCTTTCCAAAAGGACATCAGAAAATTGATAAAGAAATTGTAAATCCAAAATCTTTACCGAAAAAGTCATATAGTCGAAAATACGGTCAGTTTGAGTCCGACAATCACTTTTCAACCGAAGAAGAATTTATTAAATATTATGGTGATTTATTTTGTCAAGTATCGCACGCAAGACAAACCTTTGTTATTGAGGAAAAAGAAAATAATATTTCAATAAAGTATTATACATATCACAGATTTAGAAATGCTGGTGCAAGATACTTTGTTGTTAGAAAAACCGTCAAGTATTTAACATTCAATTTTAAAACAAAAAGATTTTATTATGGTGAAATTGATAAAAAAAATAAAAAAGTTTTAAGAAATAAAAGTAATTTTTATTTAACGGACGCTTCAGGACTTAGTTTTGTTTACAATTTAAAAACATTAATAAAAGAACAAAATCAAAATGATTATGATTATAGTTGGATATCCGATAATGACGATACTTTTTATGTAAAGTCAAATGAAATTATAAATCAATTTTTTGATAAAATTTGTAAAAAAACAAATATTACACTAGATAAAACATTAAGTTTTGAAAAAAAGGTGTTTTTGATAACACTAAAAATGAGAAACATCAAATATCCTGATTCATTTTTTAATTTTATTGGATTAAGATTTAAAACTAAGGATCTAAAAAAATATAAGATGAATCTTGTAAACTACGTTATGGATAATTTTGGTATAAAAGGTGATAATGTTAGGAAAATACTTAATATTTGTGCGAATATTAATTTCAGTGATTTAATTTTAATTTATAAAATATTGGGAGTTGATCACTTTAATAAAATCAATAACGTTTCAATATTTTCTACATCTAACTATAATAATGGGTATTTTTGGAATTACTATTATGATGAAATACCTAAAATGGTAGAAGAAAAAAGAACTGTTTTGACTAATGCTGAAAAAATGAATATTGTTCATATTTTAAATTCATTTAAATATAATGAGCAACTAACTAGTATTTTTGATCATTTGGACTTTAAACGTAAACTAATGAATTATGGTGAAACCGTAAAAATAAAGGCAAAAACATACGATCAGTTTGTTAATGAACACGACGAATGGTCTACAATTGTTAAATCTTATCAGAATGGTATTGTTGAAAGATATTACGGTGAAAATGCTAAAAATGTTGAAAAAGTAATTGAACATAATGGTGTATTATATCATCCTGTTCTTTTTACAACAACAACTGATTATGATAACGAATCAACCGTTCAACAAAACTGTGTTAGAACTTATTCAGAAAAAGCTCACTGTCTTATCATATCTTTAAGAAAAAATAGTGTTGAATCAAAAGAAAGGTTAACTATAGAATATGCGATAAGTAAAGGTGGACTTAATAGAGTTCAAACAAAGGCAAGATTCAATCAGATGCCTGTTGAAGAATGGAATGATGTGATACGAAAGTTAGATGATAATGTAAAAGAATGTTGGGATAAAGTTGAAATTAATTTACCTGAAATTAAAAAAACATTTCGTAATGGTAAAATAATCACAGCAAGAGCAACATACCCTAATGACAATAAAACATTTTTTTTAGTACCGGTATGGGATAACCCTGCAGTTGAACAATTTAGAACTTTTAACTATTTATTTGATGACCTACCTTAGAACTTTGGAAGAAAAAAAAACATATACGATACCAAAAAACATCATTGATTTTTTTGAAAAAAAATACAATGAGTATCCTTGTATTACCCAAACACCAAATGTAGTTTATGGGGCCATCGAACAATTAAATAAAAAAAATAAAATACTTTGGTATAACAATTTATTTAATGGTTCTGAAACAATCATTAAAGAAGCTATAATTGATTTTAGTACAAATTTTAAAACAATGGTTTTTGTGTCAAATGTTGAAAATGAAAGAGTTTATCGACTTTTTATATTATCCACTACAGAAAATAAATTTAATGTTGATATTTTAATTAAAGGATTAAATAAATTTTACACAATAGATTTAGTATGAAGGTCGTGGTTTTGTATTCAATGAAGGGTTGCCCTTTTTGTGAAATGATCAAAGAAGAATTTGATAAAGAAAATATTTTATTTTTAGAAAGAGATATTGAAGAATATGAAGAAGAATATGATGAATTTGTAAATGCAACAGATAATGAGTATGTTCCATCTATGATTCTTTTAGATCTTGACAAAAATGATGAAGCGACCAATGTTAAATTGATCGCTCCCGAAAGAGATTTTGAAGATATATACGAAGGAGTTAAGATTGTTAAAAAATATCTATCAGAGTAAAACTATTTCACTTACAAGATCCATTTTATACCAAGGCATTTCACAATCATCTTTATAGATTTCTTCATATACTTTACAGTTTGATAAATCTAAAGAATCTTTTAATTTTTTAAGTTCAAAAGGAAAAATATCTAAAACCAATGATTCTAACCAAGATTGTTTAACTTTAAATTTACCACCATCAATAACGAATTTTACATTTTCATTATCTATTTCATCAAAGTCACCGACATTATAAATTGAACATTTAATTTTGTCATAAAGATCAATTCTTTTTAAATGATTTGTAATGTATTTCATTAAAGCTAAATAATATTTTTCATTAGTGTTTGATAAACCATAAAATCTGTCAGAAAAATATGTTTCGTTTGAAAAATTGGTTTTAGTGATTGTATATTCAGGAAACTTTTCTTTTAACTTGGACGAAACGTCTGAAATTTTATCTTCACTACAATCATAAAAAACTAATTTGTGTTCCTTTTTTACTTTTAAATTAAATGGTTGGTTATTTTTTGCCGAATCATTGACAAAATCCTGAAGATCATCTTTATACGTATTTACCTCATCTTCATATTCAATTGTCATATAATTTGTTGTAAATTCTTTATTATATTCGATCATATCAAATACTCTTATAGTGTTTGATAATTCTTCATTATATTGAACACAGAATTCACGTAAGATGTCACTTAGATTTAATACTACATTAGACGATGTTCTACCCTTTACAACAAAAAAATTCCTGACATTAATTACCGAAATTTCGGTATTAGCATCAGGAAATGAATCATTTATTTTTTCAACAATTAAACCAGCGAAAATATTACAGATATTCTTACCGTCCAAAAAGTTATACACTTCAATCATAATTTTTTAATTAACATTTTATTTTAAATAATGTTATATAAAAAAAATTAATGATTAAATACTAATTACTTCTTGTTGTAATATTTTTCAACAATCTTTTGAACTGCTTGTTTTACAGTTTCGTTATTTTGTTGTTGTTGTGTTTGAACGGGTTGTTGAGCTTGATTTCCGTTGTTTTTATTTTTACATCCGCAAGACATAATACAAATTTTTAAAAGTTTATATAACAATAAATATTTAATAAAATAAAATTGTCAAATGTAAACCAGAAAGTATTTATAAAATATGTCAATAAATACCATTATTAAAAGAATTATAAAAGAAGAAACCGAAGAATGGGTTGAATTAGATCCAGAGGAATATCTTGATTTATTAAAATATGTTAATGGTGATGGGTCCTTAATAAAAAGATTACCTGATTATAAAAACAAAAAAATAAAAATAGTTGGGGATCTTACTATCGACGATACAGAAGTGTCAAACATAGACTCAATTGATTATGTTCAAGGAGATTTAGATATATCTTATACTAATATTGAATTTTTTGATAAATCTAAAGTGAGAGGTAGTTTCAGAAATTGGGGATCTGAAATGGAAAAAATAGAAAAAAGAAAAGCATTACAAATAAAATACGATAAACTTGAAAAATTAAGAAACTCTGACGCTTGGAACACTAGTAATGGTGATATGATATCATATGAAACCGAAGCACTTTTTCAACATTTAAAAAATTCTGGTGTTGTAGACGAGGGTGAAGATAAATATTTTATTTATCCTGACTATGAAAGTGGATTTGCCCAACATTTTATTTGGTTTGGTAGTGATTTATTTGAGTCAGAATGGGTAGTAATAAGAGAAGATAAGATCTATGAGGCGGCATATAATAGTTTAAAAGATACTATAGATGAAGTTGGATACGAGTCCTTTAGTGCTTGGGTGTGGGAGGATTATTTAGATAGGAATGAGATAAAAAGGTGGTTATATGATTCATATTCTGAAATGGTTTGGGACGACCCTGAAAGTTGGGGAATTGAAAAACAATTATCTAATGAACAACAAAAAATGATAGAGACTTTTGAATCAAAAATAGAAAAGTTAAATTATCGACTTAAAAATGAAGAACTTACCGATGATGAAGAAAGTGAAATAGAAGATCAAATAAGTTCAATAGAAGATATCATTAAAGACATAAAAGAAGACCCTAAAGGTGAATATGATGACGACGAAATAGATGAAGCAATTGAAAGATTAACCGATGAGGAGGCTGACGATTTTCCAGCATATTTAGAAAATCATGGGTTTCATAGTTCTTATATTTTGAATTTTGTTGATATTGATGGTGTTATAGATTATGTTATTAGATCTGATGGTTATGGAAGTATTTTAAATCGTTATGATGGTTCGGAAGATCAAGAAAATGTTGAAGGAACTTGGTTTTATGTTATGAGAGAAAATTAATTTACTCTAACAGTAATTTTACCTATATTTTATTAATGAAAACAGACTGGTTATTTCAAGAACCAATTGATTTGGAGCACAAACAATATGTTCTTTTAGATTATTTACAAAAACTTGATAAAAATCTTAATAATTTTAAATTATACCCACAATTTCAAGAAATTTCACTTCATCTTGCAAGTATAAATTTGCTATTAGAAAAAGGACAGACATTAAATTTAAATAGAATTTTAAAAGATCCTGACGATGAAATATTAATTTCAGACCTAGTGCCCGTCGACTGTCCAAAACTTACAATGGAAGAAATAACTGAAATTTATAATATATGTAAATATTCACTCACAAGATTGACTGATTACTTCAACCACGCAAAGGCAATTTGGGATATTGTAAATGATACGGTATCAATTAATCCAATTCTTAACAAAAAAAATATAGATATAAGACAAGGACTTTTTTTCTTGGAATATAACGATAAAACAACTCTTTATGAATTCAATATAAAACCAATAAAAAAGGATGGTAATGAAACAAAGTGTCATATAAAAAGAATATGTGATTGTAGTAAAAATGACTTTGAAGAAAAAATAAAGGAAGTTAAAAACCCTTTAATAAAAAACCTACAAAGTAAAGATGTTTATTCTAATCTTATAATGTTTACTGTAAACCATAATAATAGTTACCCTTTAAAAGAAACACTTCTTCCTATTGTTAAAAGAAAAATAATGAATTATATGATCCAATCTAAAGTTTTAAAAAAAACCAATTTGACAAAAGGATAGAAATTTGTTATTTTTAAAATAAAAATTATGGCAACAAAAGAAAGAACATTAAACGAGTTAAGACAAGAAAAAGAATTTGGTTATAAACAACCCGCAAGTCACATTAATTACAAAAAATTGGATGTGGACCCACAATACATTATTGATTTAATGAAGGAATACCCTAACGATGCTGATCTTGGAAAAAATGTAAGATCATATTTAATTAATCTTGGAATTTATGAGTAAAGAACAAGTAAATCACCCTAGTCATTATGGAGGGGCATTAAATGTTTATGAAGCAATTAAAGTGATAGATGCTTGGGGTCTTGGATTTTCATTAGGAAACACTGTAAAGTACATTTCAAGAGCAGGAAAAAAAGATTCTGATAAAGAAATTCAAGATTTAGAGAAAGCACTATGGTACCTCCAACATCATATTGAACAACTAAAAAATAAATAAAATGGAACTAACAGAAAAACAAAAAAATCATATTTTTAGTAAATATGAAGAATTGAAAAATGATGAACAAACACTTGGAGAACTTCACGAAGTGATTGTTGATTATTGCCTTGATGAATATATTGTTGATTTATCTGATGATGAAGATGGTGATTTATACGAAGAATTTTCAAATGAAGTTTGGGATTTATTGGAAGAAAAATTTGGAGAATAATTTAAACAGGAAAAAATGAAATACGCTATTACAATAGGTGGTAGAGGTGCTGAGGTTATTACGCACAAAATCACAGAAGAACAACATGGTATTTTCAGTGAAGGGAATGTAGATGAAGATCAAATGGATCATGAGGAAATAAATGATATTTTGGGTCTTGAATATTTGTTTGATGATACAGAACCAAGATTTATGGGTGCTTATCATAATGCATTATACATACAAGTTAAAGATGAGAATGATGAAGTTATTTTTACTCAAGAAACTGTAGATTATGATAAAATAATAAGTGATGAAGTTTATTGTGATGGTAATCATTATCTTTTTATTGAAGATTATAGTAAAGGTGATTTTTGGGTGTACAACATTGAACTTGAAGAAGAATTTGATAAAGATAAATTGGTTTTAGAATTAACCGATATTGGATGTAGAATTGATTTAGTGACGGGAATTTCTTATGATGGTAATAAATTTGAAGACGTAAGAGACTATGGTGACACATCAAGCAAAGGATTTTACTTTAATTTAAGCGATAATTAATATGATAGAAACAGGAAAAATAATAAATGGTGATTGTATTGAAGTGATGAAAACGTTGCCTGAATCATCAGTTGATTTGGTGGTTACCAGTCCTCCATACGGTGTTGGAATTGATTATGATACGCACGATGATGATGTGGTGTTTGATGAATATTTAGTTTTTGCCAAAAATTGGTTAACTGAAACATACCGGGTTTTAAAAGACGATGGTAGAATTGCACTTAACATTCCATACGAAATCAACAGACAAAAAAAAGGTGGTAGAATCTTCTTTGTTTCTGAAATGTGGCAGATTATGAAAGAAATCGGGTTTGGATTCTTTGGTATTGTGGATCTAGAAGAAGATTCACCACACAGAAGTAGAACAACCGCTTGGGGATCTTGGATGAGTCCATCAAGTCCTTACATCTATAACCCAAAAGAATGTGTGATTTTAGCATATAAAAAACACCACATTAAAAAGGTTAAAGGAGAACCACAATGGATAGGAGTACCAACAGAAATTCAAAATGAAGATGGAACAACAAGAACTAAAATGGTTTATGATGAAATGGATAAAAAGGACTTTATGGAGCTTGTGTTTGGTCAATGGAAATACTTTGCAGATACAAAATCACTAACCAAAGCAACCTTTTCTATGGATATCCCAACAAGAGCAATTAAAATCCTATCATATAAAAACGACGTAGTGTTGGATCCTTTTGCTGGATCAGGAACAAGTATGGTTGCTGCTGAAATATTAGACAGAAGATGGTTAGGTATTGAACTATCACCAAATTATACACAAATAGCAACAGATCGGGTCCAAGCCTTTGTGGAACAGAAAAGACAACAGACATTAGAATTTGTAAATCCCCAATAAAAGTTGGGGTTTTTTATTTTATATCATATTTATCATTAATGAGGTATCTAATTAAAAAAATACTAAAAGAAGAATCATTAAAACAATCATTAAAAGATCAAGTTAAAGAATTTGGATGGGAAAAAACTTCAGAATTGGTTGGTGATCCAGAAGTTTTAGCAAACCTTGGGTTTAATAACGACCCGATGGAGTTTTTAAATTTGTTTAATGATTTAGATGTTGTTCGTAGTAAAGATCATCCATCTATTTTTATTTTGTTAAGATATGAAGAAGGTAAAAATATGTTTATATACGACACAAGAGAAGATTATAACATTGTATATCCTAGTTATTTTGATATTTGGCTATTTTTAAAGCACGGATTTAATTTAGAGGTATTTGATAGGGAAGATATCGTTAAGGAATGGTTAGGTAACACATATGATATACATCCTAATGTTGTAGATTCTTTTGATCCTGGTGGTGGCGTCATAATCTAACCAAACACATATTTATAATATATGAAAATTATCCTTACTGAAAATCAATTACAATATTTAAAATCAAATCTTTTATTAGAAGATGAAGACGTGAATGAGCACGGGTTCACAAAAGAAGAAATGAAACAAATTGAAGAATTTGTAAGAAATTCAGTTGAAGAACAATATCAGTGGTTAAAAAAAAGAGTTGAGGAATCAGAAGAAGAAGTTCGTTGGATGAAAGATAAAGAAACCCTGAGAAAATTACCAAAAGAAAATCAGGAACTTATTATAAAAAAATATATTGAACCAAAACTAAAACAATACGAACAGGACAAAAAAGATCTTGAAACTTTTGATTTTGAAGAAAGAGTTAAAAAAGGTATTGAGTGGGATCTTGGTGGTGGAGCATACACGATGTCTTATAAAATAAGATATGATAAGTGGGTTAAAGAGGCTTTAAATAGAAAATTAACAAAAGATGATATAATTGATCTTTTTGTTACCTCTCTTGAGGGTGGGTCTAACTATTGGTATTATATTGAATTACCTGAAGACATAAAATCATATGGTCAATACAAATCTGAAGCTGTTGGTAATTACATCTTACAGGGAGGAACAATTCAGTTTTATGATGTTGAAGAATATAGAGAAATAAAAAGAAACCTTGTTGATGGTGAATACACAATTAAAGGTGATGTTATAGATCAAAATCAATATAACGAAGATGTTGAAAATGCAAAACTTGGTTATGTTGATATGGACAAAATTTTAGAAGCTATTACAATAATAAAAAGAGATTACCCAGAAGTATGGTCAAATATACTATTGGAAAACGCAGATGCGGGAGACGCTGATGTATTTTTACAACTATGTGTTATGGGTGATGTAGTTTATGGATAATATTATGAAAAGATTAATTAAAGAATCAGGAATTAGAGATATAAATAAACTCGCAAAAAGATACCCAAAAGCAAAAATTTATTTCCACCAAGATTTGGATGGTGTGACTACGGCCTTAGCAATGAAAAAATATTTAGAAGATTATGGTATTGAAGTTGTTGATTGTGAAATAATTCAGTATGGTGAAAAAGAATGGGCAATAAAAAAACCTGAAGGTGAGGGTAATATAATGCCAGTCCTTGTTGATTTTGCACACGGAAAACCGATGTTTAAAATCCATACAGACCACCACGATTCACAAGTTGGTGTTGAAAAAGATACATCAACCGATTTCAAAGCATCAAGATCAAATGTTGAAACGATTTCCCAAAGAGTATCACCTAAAGATATATTTAAAGACGATGATTTATATGTTGTATCAACAATTGATTCTGCAAATTTTGCGGCAAATCAAATTACAACAAAAATGGTAATGAATTTTATTTTTAAATACGATAAAGATTTAAGTGTTAGAAGAAATAAATTGATGATGGGTCTTGTTGTAAATAAACTACTATTGGCTTATAAAAATGATAAAGTTAATGGTAGGGACCTACTCGAATACCTTGTAATGAATTGTAAGCCATCGTTAGAAAGTTTATATAACACCATTACAAATATCGCAAAAGAACAAGGGTTTGCTGGTGTTGATGTAATGAAAAAAAATCAAGAAAAATATATTGAAGATAGAGCACAAGAAGGTGTGATTCAAAAAGAAGGTGGTGTACTTCACCAGTTTGGATTAGGATCAATGAGAAAAGGATCATACGACAGATATACACCATTTGATATAAATCCCGATGCTGACTTTTTGGTGACAGGTATTGGTGCTCCTGTTGGTTTAGTTCAAGCATCTTGTAATCCATATAAAGAAGATAGGGAACTTAAAGGTGTTGATTTAGGGGTTATAAAAAATAAAGTACTTTTAAGTTTCAAACCTGAACTTGAAAAAGTAATACTTCCATTTAAAATAATTAAAAGGGTGTCTGAAAAAAAGGCAACAAAAGATTCAGTAGGATTCACACAAAAAGATATGAATGCAATTTATGGTGATAGACCATCTTATGATCCTAAAACAAATACAATAAATGCTTATGACTTTTTACTTGCAAATTCTGGTGGACATAAGTGTATTACAAATATTTCTGCGATTGGATTTGTTTATAGTGGTTATGATAAACCATACGTTAAAGATCTACCAGCAGAAGCAATTCCTATTGCATTTTACGAAGGATCAAATACATTCATACAAGATATTAAACAAAAACTTTTAAGGTTTAGAAAACTTTCAGAAAAACAAATTCAAGCGGCAATTAATGGAATGAAAAGAGAAGGTATTGACGTTGAAGCACTTGCAAACCCAAAACAAGGAAGAGGGACGACAGAACTTACAAAAGACATAAAAGATAAGTTTGTTGAATTACTAAATGACTATATTAAAAATCCTAAACTTAACGCTGAACCTGTAACTGAATCAGTTCAAAAAAAATCACCGATACAACTATTAAGAAAACACATCAAAAGTAGACCAATAGCAAAAAATGATTGGTCATATGTTATGGAACAATTTAATTGTATTGAAGATAATAGAGGTCAGTGGAATCATCCGGGAAAATGCACACTTATCAATAGTAGTAACATTACAATGAAAAATGTTAATTACCCTTTATTAGGTATCGACGAAACAGGTCATTATAAAATAATGTTACCTGAAGAAGATTATAAATTTCCAGGAAAACAGGTTTTTGAAATCCCAATTAAAGGAAAATATGAAAAAATTGTGTTACAAATACTAAAAAATTAAACTTTTGGTTAATTAACGCATATTTATATTTACCCCTGACAAATTTTTCAGTTTTTTTATTGATATTACTTGACAAATCAATTTGAATGTAATAACTTTGTAAAACATTAAGGAAACGACCTTGATAAGTTGAATTGACATAGTATTAACCTTTAAAAACTTTGTATGACTGAAGTTGTAAACGAAGTGGTAGAAATTTACTACTACTACAATGACAAGGGGCAAAAGTGCTACACACCGAACGCACAATTTGCTGAAATACAGGCAAGTAAGTATGAAACTTACTCAGTGTATGTAGAAAAATATTAAAAAAAAGTTGACAAAGTACTTGTCTAAATGAAAAAAAAGACATAACTTTGTAAAACATTTGAAACCTAAAGGTGATGAAAGACACTCGGAGTCAAATGTAAAAAAGAAAAACGTTCTTTGTTTTATAGGCCGACCGAAAGGTTGACACACATAAAAAAAGTGAATTAACACCTCCCTTTCTTTAAGTGTTTAAATTATTAGGTCAATGGGCCGTGTATGGTCCATCCACTTCGGTGGCTTCTAACCTTCGGGTTAGTTGAAAATAAACTACGAAAGTAGGATAAAGTGAATCAGAAGTGTAACTGATTTGCGTCTTGGGAAACCGAGGTCGAGTACACAAGCGGGATACCGTTTAATCTTTAGTACCGAGGGCGACGCTGTAGGGAAAGTGGTTAGATGATTGGGCGATGTGGGTCGTCTGATTGAGGTGGGAACACCAATAGGAATAACCCGTAGGAATTTTGCAAAAAATGTGGTTATCCAATCATATTATTGCGAGTTCCAATATTAAAGGAGACTTAAAACCGAAAGGTATGTTGATGTACAGGTGGTGCTGTTATTAACCTTGACCGTTCCCCACCAAGGGATTGATCACGAAGTAGTCTTAAAATATGGAGATGGGGACATTTCAGAGAGTAGTTGAGTATCGACTCGTTCAAAAGATGGGTTGGCTCGTGGGCGGACCACTACTTTCACAATCCACGACACATAACTTATGGAAACTATTAATTCCCAAATTAAAAAGAGCATTAAGGAAAAGTGTCCGTCAGGTTTGAATGAAAGGTGACTACATAGTAATGAGCCGTTCATTGCACACAAAGATCCCAAGTCGATGTGTAATTATCCGAAAAACCTTTAGTCCCGCAAGGACGAACTGGGGAGGCATCCTCGGAAAGAGTCAAGTAAGGTGAGAGTAGTTCAAACCTCAAGGAGTGGTTCACCTAAATAACCGTCACTGAGAAATACTTCTCAAAAGGAAGTGGATAAGAGTAGAATAAATAATGACTCTAAAGGTTCTCAATAAAACGTGTAATCTCAGCGTTCTTTTTAGGTTTAATCTTATAAGAAAAAAAAATTGATGGATGACGTGAAATTTGTTATCCATTTTTTTGTGCCTTTAATTTTTTTTTATATCTTTGATGTATGGGAAACAACAACAAAACAGGTAAGGCAATATTAGATTCGCACATTAAGGTGGTTAAAAAACTAACCAAAAGTATGAATATTAAACCACAACAAAATGATGGTTATTATTTGGATTCCGATTTAAATGATGCCGTATTCAGAATCAAATCTGTTAGAAAATATAAACACAGACGTACTATTTGGTCTGATAACAAAGAACAATACGTTTATGAAATTGACGTTATTGTTGATGTAAAAACGGATGGTTGGTTTAGATCTAACCTTTACTGCCAACAATACGCAAGAAGATATAATAATTATTACCGATCTTGTATTTTAGGTGCGACAACAAACGAATTAAAGTATTTTGGTATTGATAAAGATTGTGACATCACAATTTCAAAAATTGAATACAGGTCTATTGGTTAATTAAAAAAAAAGTATTACATTTGTATAAATAAAAGATATGGCGACACTTAAACACATAACAATCATTCACCCAAAGCATGGAGAAGTTTTGAACGAAACATTTATGGATGAGATTCAGTTTAAACTTTTTTTAACTTTGATTCATTCATCTATTGAATTGAATCAAAACCTAACAACATTCAATGGAAAGGACTTTTTGATTCACGTACCTTCAAATATTCTAAAGGAATGTTTGGTTATCGGAGTTGCAAAAGAAGTGTCAATGGCAGATGTTGTTTTAGCTAAATCTAAGTTGGAGGGGTAGTTTCTTTGTTTCTCTTTAAAACAAAGTGGTGGCAGTTGGTTCACAAGTCCGTGAACGACCCGAAAGAAGGTGATGGAGACATCACCTTTTTTATTTATCGATATATTTATTATTATGGATTTAGATCAAATAATAAAAAAAGTTTTGAATGAAGAATTTATTAAATCTTCATTTTTATATGAAGACATATATGGATCTGTCGAAGAAGTTCATTTTTTAAATGAAGCCGAATACCAAGGTAGAAAAGTACAACTTGGTAAAATAATGCAAGGAGACATAAAAAAATTCAAAGTTTATGTTAAAAACGATAAAGGTAAAGTTGTTAAGGTAAATTTTGGTTTTGGTGGAAAATCCGCAAAAGGGAAAAGAATGGTTATCAAAAAAAATAATCCTGAACGTAGAAAATCTTTTAGAGCAAGACATAACTGTGATAATCCAGGTCCAAGATGGAAACCAAGATATTGGGCTTGTAGAACGTGGTAATTAAAATAAAAGTTAAATTTATTTAAAAATGAAAAAAAGTTATAGTAAAATTAGACACATCCAAGAAGTGAATGAAAGAATTGAAGAAGATTACTTACAAGAACAACAAGGTATACTTAATACGGTAAAGGCTGGTGTTGCAGGGGCCGCAAAAAATGTGGCAACAAGAGCGCAAAATTTAGGAAGTGCGATATCTTCAAAAGGCCAGAAAAAAATACCAAAAAATCCTAAGTTAGAAGCCGTAGTTAAAAAAGTGAAAGTAAGAGAAGATTATTTGAATAAACAATTAAATTTTCTTAAACAAGAATTAGAAGAATATAAACAAGAATTGTCAGCGGCGTCTGCAGCAACACCCGATTATAAGGCTGAATTTGATAAAACTGCTGGTGTAATTAATGGATATCTACAAAGTATCAATAACACCTTAGCTCAAGGTCAGTCATTACAAAATTACTCAGTAACATACACCGCATAAATAATTTTATTATGTCAAAAATTATAATAACAGAAAAACAATTAGAAGAAATGGTTAAAACCATAAATGAATCACAAGCTGAAGGATCATATATGGCAAAACAACAATTATTTACCATTGCAACTTTGGCATATAAAATGTGGGAAATGATGGACGATGGTGAACAACTTGAAGATTGGATGGAAACAAAAATTGCACAATCTGAGCAATCAGTTCTTTCTGTTGTTAAATCATATCTTTATGATGAAGTTGATGAAAAAATGAAAGCAAAAAACGGAATTGATATTAATAACTTAATAATAGGTTTGTAAAATAAAAAATATTTTAAAAATTAACCCTCAGTTTTTGACTGGGGGTTTTTTATTTTATATCTTTGTTTTAAATCAAATGATATGTATGTAATAATTAAATTTATAAAAAATAGAAAAACAGGTAAAAGATTACCGGTGATCCTTTTAAATTCAGATAATGAAGTGTGGGAGTTCAAGACAGAGAAAGAGGCTGAACATATGAAAGAAATATTTCAAAATAATTCAGATTCAGGACATTTTTATGAAATTAAAAAAATATAATAATGGAAGATATCTTTGAACAATTACACCAAGAATTTATTGAATCAGAAGATTACATTCAATACCTAACAGAATTAAATTTATACCAATATAAAGATGAAAAAGAACTATAAATCATTTAAAGACATAGTGTTTAAACCCCACCCAAACTATGAGGGACAACACGGACTATTATTTTTCCCTAATGGGTATGGTATTTCTGTTGTTAGGTTTAAACTACCAAGCCCCACATCTAAAGACGGTTTTAGATATGGTTCATATACATCAAATGATAGTGAGTATGAAGTTGCAGTACTTAAAGGTGATGAAAATGATTGGGATCTTTGTTATACTACAGAAATTGGTGATGATGTCATCGGACACCAAATAGAAAGTGAAGTTGACTATATTATGTATCAAATACAAGAACTTGAACCGTGTCTTTAGAAGTAACATTTGACGAATATATTAAAGAAAACCTTCCTGAAATTGCGAAGGAAGAAATTAAGCTACACCATACTAAATTTAGTCAAGGAATTTTATTTTCGATTAAACACAAAACAAAACCAAAATTTAGTTTTTTTTCAAGTGAAGACCCAAAGGAAAATCAGTTACTTTACTGTGAACCTATTGTGTATAAAGAAATTGAAAAGTATTTTGCATCTGCAACCGATGAATTATTAATAAAGTGGGTTGAAAAAGAATACGGATTAAATTTTTCACAAGTATTGGCATCAAACTGGGTTTATTTTTTTTAGGTATTAAAATATTTATATATAACCTCTCAGGGTATTTGGTACTTTAACCCTTTTGTCTAATACACGGCCGTAAATGCAATAAAAATAAAGTATCTCGGTAGTTAAGTAACAGAAGAAATCATATGGTGTAATTGGTTAGCACAATGTTGGTATGGGTTTGAATCCCATTATGGTTTCTTTTTTTGTATTTAATCATATTTATTATTATGACAATGGATACAAAAAAATTATTCAATATTGCAAAATCATATTCTGAATTTTTAAAAGATAATTACGATGAAAACTTTTTTCGTATGGATCGTATTGCACATATACTAAAGTCAGACGATATGGCAAGAGTATATAAACAAATGATCCCAAACAAAATAGATTTAGTTAAGTTTGTTTATATCACATATTTTCTTCTTAGAGGTTATTATAAGGTAGAAGAAATCATTAAAATGGTTAATAATATATATGTTGTTGAAATTGAATATTATGATGATCAAGCATATATAAACGTTCAATGTGATAGTTGTAATGGTAGTGGTGAGGTGGAATGTAATAATTGTGATGGTGATGGTGAAGTTGATTGTAGATCTTGTGATGGTGATGGACAACACGATTGTTACTATTGTAATGATGGAAAAGTGGAATGTAAATACTGTGATGGTGAAGGTACTGAAACAGAAGAAGATGATGAAGGTGAAGAAATAGAAGTTGAATGCGTTCACTGTGAAGGTTCAGGTCAAGAAGATTGTAGAGAATGTAGTGGTATGGGTAATTTTGAATGTGATAGTTGTAATGGAAAAGGAACAGAAACGTGTCAATATTGTAGTGGAAATGGTAATGAATATTGTGATGAATGTGGTGGTAACGGTGAAGTAGAAAGTAGTGAACAATATTATATGGTAACTCTTAAAAGAATTGCAGTTATTGGAAATAAAGTAAAAGAAATAGAAAATAAAACTATGACTATTGACGAGTATAATGAATATGAATTTGAGGATGGTTATATGGATTATGATTTTACTTTAAGATCTAGAGTATATACTAGTGATGATACAGTAGATGATGAAAGATATAGCAATGAAATGGATGAAGATTTTGTTGTAATACATAGTGTATATAAATTAGAAGGAATGGATCCGTCCGTTATTTCAAATGTGTGATATTTATTAAATAAAAAGTTATGAAAAAATTAATTAGACTTACAGAAACAGATTTACATAGAATAGTTAAACGTGTAATTAGAGAATTTGAAGATCCTGATTTTTTAAAAGGTGCTGAAGAAAATTGGGAAAAAATTCACGGAAAAGATGAAGAATCAGAAAATACTGTTGATTTAGAACAAAGATTTGAAGATCTTATTGAAGATGCTTTTGATTTATTTGAACAAGAAGGTATCCCACACGAAGAATATATTATGTACTCCGAAGAAGATGTAATTAATGCGGTTAGAGAAATTGATTCAGATCTTGCAGAAGAAATGAGTGAAATTTGGGACCAAATCGGATAACATCTGAATATATTTCATAAATTTTTAAAACTTTTATATGCTTAAAAACGTAATATTAACGTTAATAGGAATATTTTTTTATTTAAATTCATTTTCACAAAATTATTTTCAAAAATATCAATCAGTTGCCGATAGTTTAGAAACAGTTTATGGTATACCATCTTCTGTTATTTTGGCAATTGCCTATTACGAATCTGGCGGTGGTAAAAGTGCCGTTGCAAAACATTCAAATAACCATTTTGGAATAAAAGGTAAAAACACAAAAGTAAATTCATCATACAAATACTATGAAAATGTATTACAATCATATGTTGGATTTTGTGGTGTGATAACCAGAAAAAAGTTCTACTCAAATTTAAAGGGTAATATTGATACTAATTTATGGGTCACATCAATATCAAATACAGGATATGCTTCAAATGCAACTGCTTGGTCAAAAAAGATATTGGGTATAATAAAAACACAAAATTTAACATAGTATTGATATATTTATTTATATGAAATTGCAAGAACAGGTATCAAGAATAAAATCAATGATGGGAATATTAACTGAACAGGAGGTTGATAATGAACAAAAGTTAGTTGAACTATTAAAAACAAATAATTTTATTGATCCATCACAAACACAATTAGACTCATTTTTTACTGAATCCAAATTTACTAAAACATCCGTTTCTTGGATTTATATAAATGAAAAAACTAAAGTTTATGTCTATAAAAAAGGTGATGAATATTCGTTTAAACGAAAAAAAATATATTCACCTAAAGAAAATAAAGAATACGGAGGAGTTTTAAAAACATTTAAAACTTTTCCAATACCACAAGATGTTATTAGTGAATATATTACTAACGTTAAAGTTATTGATACATCTGAAAATTTAAAAACATTAATTAGTAAGTTAGATCAATTAAAAAAATCTTGGGATAACCCCGAAGATTATATAACATACGAAAATGGTAAATTGATGTATGGTACCAGTACAAAAAAAGAAGTGCCATCACCACTTGCAACATCGATTAAAAATGGGTATAAAGGAACTATAAAATTTGTAGAAGATCAAATTAAAAATCTACCAAAAGAAGATAAAGAAAAACAAGTGCAATCAGAATTTGGTAATTACAATAATATTTTAGCATATGTAGATGTTGTTAAAAAAGATGCCGAAGAACTAAAACTAACTTCATAATGAAAAAGATAATTAAACTAACAGAATCAGAACTTATTAATTTAATTAAAAGTGTGATTAAAGAAGAAAAATATTCTGAAGAAGATTTAACTTATGTTCATCCGTATTCTGGTAAAGAATGTAAAATAAAAATTGCAAGAAACAAATTAACCGATAGAAAATTTTCTGAATACGGTGCGGTTTTGGTGTGTGATGTTTATGATAATGGAAATGAAATGGTAATTGCTGAAATTCCAGGTACAGGATCAGATCCACAATATGTTAATGATTTAATATGTGATAATATTGAAAAAGTAATATCTTTTTTAGATCATATATTTGAAGGTGAAAAAGAATATATTAGTGAAGATGTTGATAGTAGAAGATGGGATGTAATAGAAGATCCTGTTGTTTGTAGATCTGATAAATATTTTAATGAAGAATAAAAAATGATAAAAATAATATTAATAATCTTTACAATTTCAACTTTAGTTTCTTGTAAAACATCAGGTCACGGTTGTGATGCTTATGGACAAGTAAAACAAAAAGAAATTAAAAAAATAAGTTAATAAAAATATTAATATGAAAAAAGTAATAAGATTAACGGAATCTGATTTAACAAGAATTGTTAAACGAATTATAAAGGAAAGTGAAGATGATATGGGTCCTTTATCAGAATTTACTAATGAAGAATTGGAAGAAATTAAATATAAGGTAATTAGATATTTACAACCAGGTTTTTTTGATGAATGGGAAGCGGAAAATTATTTATTGTATAATGTTTCGGGTGGTAATAAACATCTTTATAATTCATTGGTTGAGTGGTTAGAACAAAATGGTGTAGAATCATATCATCTTAAAAAAATAAAATAACACTTGTCAAATAAAAAAAAATACTTATATTTGTAGAAGAAAATTGAACTTTTAGTAAAAACGATATATTTATAACGAAATGAAAACACAAATGAAACATATGAACTTTAACACCCCGTGTCAGAATTGGGTCAAGTCGTATATTACGCTTAGTAATCTTCGGTGTCTTTCATTTAATTGTGTGATGTAACGTATCATCAAATATATATAACAAATGAAAGACCCGAACCAAAAGTTCGGGTTTTTTGTTTTACATTGGTCTCTTAGTTTAACAGGAAAAATACGACTCTTGTAAAGTTGAGTTGTCGGGTCAGTTCCGACAGGGACCTCAAAAAGAAAAAGTTCTTTGACATATTGGCTTCATTAGGAGAGATAATCACAGCGGCCTGTGATCCCGTCTTGAAAACGGTGAGTACCGAAAGGTATGGGGATCGACACCTCATCTCTCCTCTGTAAATTGCGGGGTAGACGAATTAGGCAAAGTCACCAGGTTTTGACCCTGGAGGTAAATTACCATTGGAGGTTCGAGTCCTGTCTACCCTACAAAAGTCTCCGTAGCTTAATCGGGAAAGCACCATACTTTTAATATGGGGAGAGTCGGATCGTAACCGGCCGGGGGACAAAAAAAATTAGTAAAAAAGAACGCAATATACCAAAAAATGGTTACTTTTGTTCTGAAAAACTAAAAAGCCCCAATGGCGTAATGGGAGCGTGGTAGTATTACAAACTATCGGTGGTGGTTCAAATCCATCTTGGGGTACAAAAAATAAGGGAGTATCGGCAGGGTCCTGATCGTGTCTGTAAAACATCGTCTTGGTGGTTCGATTCCATCTGCTCCCACCAAAAAATAGCTCACGTAGCTTAATTGGGAAAGCACTTGACTGATATTCAAGAGATAATCGGATCGTAACCGGTCGTGAGCACAAAAGGAAGGTAAACCTTGATGGTGATAGGGTCCGCCTGCTAAGCGAGATGTACCCGTAAGGGTATTTGGTTCGATTCCAATGTCTTCCTCAACTCCCGTGTGATCAGGGATCAAAGTTGGCTCATATCCGACTTTAGAGTGGTTCGATACCACTACACGGGACAACATGGTGTATGTAGCTCAGTTGGGAGAGTGTCGGTTTGTGGATCCGAAGGTCGTGGGATCGTGACCCACCATACACACAAAATAGTTCACAACGGACAAGGCTTAGGCGTATGAAACAGGACGGTGGGATGCGAGTGGTTGACCAGAACTATTTTTTTGATTATTGTTGTTTTATGAAATTGTTTATTCCCTTAATTTTACTTTTTTTTGTTAGAGGGCTTTCACAACCATATACAAACACAATTGATGATTTTAAATTGTTCATTCAAAAACAAAAAAATATCAAATTAGAAAAGGGACCATATAAGATTCCTGAAGATACTAATCAATACTTTTTTGTTGGAAAAATGATTGATGGGTCCTATTACTTTTTTTATAAACATAAAATATCATCGTTTAAGTTAAATGACACTTATGAATATAAAAGTGATGATGAGTTTAATAAAAAACTACAGGAGTTAAAGATCACAGAGCAAAAAGATTCTGTTATTATTGTAAAAAAAGAAAATGAAAAAGTTTATCGGGATCAGACAATTATAATTTATGATACTGAAAACAAAAAAACAATTAAACAAAAAAGTATTAAAGTTCCGTATGCTGAAAGAATTGATAACAAGTGGGTATATTTAAATCCAGCAAGGATCATATGGTTAGATCAAAACGGAAATGAAATAAAAAGAAAATAATATCCGATGTCGGTCCCGAGCTAGGTCGGGCACTACTGCAAGACTAGTGTAATGGCTAACACGGATGATTCCAAACCATCAAATTTCTGCTCGACTCGGAAGTTTTGCGCAAATTTTAATTTTGCCAATTAAAAAACTTTTTGTATATTTGTGATATGAAAAAACAATTACCATACGAGTCAACAGGAAATGCAATTAAAGGTTATACAGAATCCTCAATCGCGAAAGGAGAATCAGGGGATTGTGTTGTAAGAGCATTTGCTTCTTCATTTGATGTTTCATATGATTTTGCACATAAGTTCGTTGCGGAAGAATTTAAAAGACAACCAAGAAGAGGAACGTATTTCACGGCATCCAAAATGGTTTCACTTTCTGAAGGACTAATTAAAGTTAATGGTAAAAAGATCTTTCCTGTTGGTACTCCGTCTAAAAGTGTTTTATCTCCTTTTTCTTTGTCTTACAAAGTTAAAGTAAAAGGTGTTGAAAAAGAAAGACAAATGACTGTTGGTACTTTTGCAAAGAAAAACCCTAAAGGAACTTTCTTTGTGTTAGTTAAAGGTCACGCTTTCACAATCAAAGATGGTGTTGTGGTAGGAAACCCAGAAGACGCAATCAAACTTAAAAGACCTATGAGGGCGGCATTTGAAATTAAATAAAAAACTATGGTGAACAACTCTCTATGGTTCCACAAACAAATAAAAAATAGAAATTATGAACAGGGTTTTTAGAAAGGTTACCGGAGAATCTGTTCCTGATATTGTAAAACACACATTAGACATTGTAAATGACTGCCCCTGGATTGAAGTACATATTGGAACTGACTCACAAAACCATAGAAGAAGTACCATTTATGTTACGGCAATTGCTTATAGATTTGGGAACCGTGGCGTTCATTACATCTATCACAAACAAAAGGTAAAAAAGATCCGAGATAAATGGACACGTTTATGGAATGAAGCTGATTATTCAATTGAAGTTGCAGAGTGGTTGACCCAAAAGGTAAATGTAAAGGTGGAAATAGATTTAGATTACAACAGCGACGAAAAACACTTCAGCTCAAAATTGGTCCAACCTGCTGTTGGGTGGGCAACATCTTTGGGTTATAAAGCAAATGTTAAACCACATAACCAAATTGCAACAAGGGCGGCAGACCACCACTGCCGCTAATTTATGAGAGGTTGTCCGAGCGGCGTTAGGTCTATGGTTGCAACCCATAGTACGGGGGTTCGAGTCCCTCACCTCTCTCAACATATGCCCCTATGGTGGAATAGGTATACACGTCAGATTTAGGATCTGAATTTTGCAGGTTCGAGTCCTGCTAGGGGTACTAAACTTTTTTTAATATCGATATATTTATAATAAAAATATTGATATGAAAAAAATTATAAGATTAACAGAATCAGATTTAACAAGGATTGTTAAACGTGTGATTAAAGAACAATCAACACCAACACCTAAACTTGAGGATTATGAAAAAACATTTTTAATAAAGTTATTAACTGACATAAAAAATATATTATCGGATATTTTTAAAAGAACCTACGATGAAAATTTAGATGAAGGAGACAGAGTACAAGTATTAACTATGTCAATTTTTGATGACTACATAAAAAAAGTGAGTGACTTGAATTACAAAATTAGACCGTCACAATTAAAATGGTCTGATTTATATGGTAGACTTAGCTCAAGTGATAGGTTAACTATATTGGAACCTAATAGGGCTAAAAGAATTTGGACATTTATCGCCCCTTACCTCATTTCAAATTCCGATGTTAGTGACAATAATATTTTTATAGATTTATTTAAGGGTGAACTAAAAAATAATCTAAAAGAGTTTCTTAGTCGTCTAAAGTCTTATAATAAATATATTATACAGACAATCAGTTTACCAAAAAAACCTTTACAACAAATACCAACAAATGACGAAACCCCCTGAACTAACAATTAAAAAATCACAAAAAAACTTATTAAAGAATCTTTGATGGTTCAAATCCTGCTAGGGGTACTAAACTTTTTTTAATATCGATATATTTATAATAAAAATATTGATATGAAAAAAGTAATTAGATTAACAGAATCTGATTTAACAAGAATTGTTAAACGTGTAATTAAAGAAACTCATCCATTAGAAGGTGGTCCTGGTTATATGACTAAACACCATATTGGTGTTCTTAAACGACTTATATCTGATTTAGAAAATGAAGATACAAGTAATCTATCGGATGAAAATTTAAGAGGATATTTTAAAACACTTAATCATCTTAAGAATGCACTTAAAGGGGCAAATGTTAAATATAAAGAAGAAACAGGTGAAGATATATAAAAGGTTTTAAATAAAAATGAAAAAAGTTATTAGACTTACCGAATCTGATCTTGTAAGAATCGTTAAACGTGTAATTAAAGAATCTAAATTCCGATCTCAATTCGGTGATATGGGTTATTGGATTGACGAAAAAGGTAATTGGGTGGAATTTGATAAGGATCTGGAAAAAACCGGATATTATGATTTTGAATATGAACCATTCACCGATGTTGAAGATTATGAAGAATTACCTGACGATCTAAAAGAAAAACTATTTCCTGATAGTAAAATTGGTAGGGAATTTTTTAACAAGTACAAAGAAAAACATGGTAAGTTTCAGTACTCAAGAAAAAAAGATATATAGTATGAAAAAAGTAATTAGATTAACAGAAAGAGATTTAACTCGTATTGTTAAACGAGTGTTTAAAGAAAATGAAGAGGATATGATTCGTATCCCAAGAGAATATAAAGGTATCAGAGCGGAAGTTGGATCAAAGGCGTCACCTCAAGACATTATTGATATGTATAACGAAGTGGTTGCTTCTGAAGGAGACACACCTTTTTTAGTTGAATATTCAGAATACGGAACTGAAGGTATGTTTTATAATGAAGAAGGTGATGAAATTCCTGTTGATGCTATTCTTGATGAATTAAACTATGGATTAGTTGGAGAAGAAGAAGATTTTTAAAAAAACTTGACACTTTTGAAAAGTTGTATATATTTATAACAAAAATAATAAAAACGCAAATGAAAAATTTACATATTATATCTTTAAGAGGGTTGGCGGGTGCTGAGGATACTTTCTGTATGGAGATGGTATGATAATTTAACATATAAATTTTTCAAACCCATCTCCAAAAGAGGTGGGTTTTTTGTTCTTTGACATATTGGTAAATTAAAAATTAATTAGTAACTTTGTTTTATGAAAGCAAAAGATAAAAATATCGTACATAATTTGATCATCGGATCCCAGAGACAAAAACAAGTTGATCAGGGATTCTTTGATGGTAGATTTGTTTCAAGAGTTTATGATTCAAATAAGAATTATACTCGAAAAGAAAAACATAAGAAAAATTATTTGGTATATTAAAATAATTTTATATCTTTGTTATACACATAAACCTAAGTACCCATACCGCTGACGGTGGGCTAAGTAAGATACAATTTCGTACCGCGGGAAGTAGAATGCTTAGGAGTGTGTTTATAGTCAGGTGGCGGAATTGGTAACAGTTTATGGGCTATTAAGAATGCTGGTAACGGTAGATAGAGAGATTCTTAATGCAGGTTCAAGTCCTGTCCTGGCTGCACGTTGAGGGTTCATCACCCCATAGTGTGCCCCACACGATGAGAAACGAAGTGATGTTTCGTAGGGGAACGTACTTTGTCGTATAGGGAGAACGACTAAGAAAGTAAGTTGTACTAAGTACAGTGGAAACACACACCTCAACAGAGATGGACTGAAAGTTCGCTTGACTGGGAAAGACGAAATGAACTATTCCTAACCCACCTTTATGGTGGGGACAACCATAACACCTGTAAGCTGGATAAATGAGGGTGTTACTTTAGTCAGGTGGCGGAATTGGTAGACGCAAAGATGTTGTGAGTTGGTAGGTAATAACTACTTGGATAGTATCCACACTAGAACTCTCAAATACAGGTTCAAATCCTGTCCTGACTACAAAAAAAAATAATTTTATATAAATTAATATGGGAAAGGAAATATTTGAAGAATTGGAAAATGAAGTTAACCAAGTATTAGGTTACCTTCCAATTGATAGAGATTTGGTAAAGGATTTGATTGATAAAGCAAAAGAAAAGATGAATCAAAAATTTGAGGAACTAAAGGATTTTGATACTTGGAAGGAATGGAAAAATAAAAAGTAAAAAAAGATTTGGTAGATTAAAATATTCTACTTATATTTGTAAGACAAACAACGGGGGTAGGAAGTTTAGAGATGAGTGTCCTACTCCCGTAAAAAGAAGAAGTTCATTGACATATTAAATAAAGGGATAAGGTAACCACGAACCCACTGGTAATAGGCCTTTCTTGAGATGGAATGCAAGATAGAATGTAACTCCTGCCTTATCCCCTTTTTAAAAATATTGTGGTTGTAAGAAAAGGGAAACTCGTTAAGTACATTAACCTGTTAACGCAAAATGGTGAAACGAGAGTGTGTGTTAACTACTGAACTACATTATTAAAATAGTTAGGTGGAGGGTTATAGGTGCTCCCACACAGGTTCAAGTCCTGTCCTAACTACACATTGCGGTTTAGTGTAATTGGTAGCACACGGGGCTCATAACCCTGAGGCCAGGTTCGAGTCCTGAATCCGCTACAACACGGATGAATAGGTGGAAGGGCCTTTCCTGAAAGATGGCTAGCTAGGCCCGTGTTCATCCTGAGCCAACCAAGCTTTACCACGATACGGGTTCATACCTGTGGGTTGGGGGTGACGATCAGGAAAGACTGATAAATTTATGCTGACGTACCGGTGGATGCTTATATCATCTATGCCCGTAGAGGAAGTTTAAAACGTTGGTTCGATCCCAACCGTCAGTACAAAAAGATCAACTAGTCACTGTATCCAACCAGTGGGTGTCAGTAAGTATTCTGAGCGACGTTTAAATCCTGATAGCAATGTTGATTTTTATTTTGCGGGTATCGTATAATGGTTATTACTCCACACTTCCAATGTGGAGATGAGTGTTCGATTCATTCTACCCGCACAAAAACGCTTTAAAGGATTGTGTACAGATCCAGAGTGGGGAGCGGGTCCCACATTTAATTTGATTTTAAAATAAAATATTGGTATATTTTTTTAAACTAAAAAAACAAATATGAAACAATGAAAATTAAATTAGGATTGTGGTGGTTGGTAGGCACCACAATTATTTACATCTACATTATGAATCTATTTTTCAATTACGTGATTAATAGGGAAGTTGATGAAATCCTACAAATCGGTGCAAGTTTTATAGCTTTAATTTACACTGCATTTCAAATAAAGCAAATAGTAAAAGAAGTAATAAATTTATTTAAAAAAGAAGAAAAAGAATGATTAGTGTAATTGTAACTGTAGTATTTTTGATCGTAGCAGGTGTTATGATCTTTAAATCAAGAATTGATGATGATAACGCGGCACTTGCAAAAGGGATTGTCGTTGGTGTTGTTGGTTTGGTAGTTGGTTTGATCCAACCTTATTCCCTTGAAAGAATTGATGCTGGACATAAAGGTATTGTTGTTAACCTTTCAGGATCTGAAAGAGGTGTATCTTCATACCAATACAAAACAGGTTGGGTTGTTTATAACACTTGGTTCACACAAGTTTTGGAGTTCCCAACTTATCAACAACATATTGAATATGATGATCAAATGGTAATAACAAAAGGAGGATTTTCTGCAACAATTAAACCAAGTTTTAACTATTCATTAAAACCTGAAGCTATTGGTGATATGTTTGAAAATTTAAGATTGGGAGTTAAAGAAATTGAACAAGGTTGGCTTAAAAATGCGATCATCGGGGCTGTTAATGACGTATCAAACACTTGGGAAGTGGATAGCATTTTTGGTCACAGACAGGCGTTTGAATCAAGTATCGTTGTTGAATGTAATAAAAGACTTGAAAAATGGTTTAACGTTTCACAACTTAGAACAAATATCACACCACCTGAAGCGTTACAAGAGGCAATTATTGCAAAAACCAAATCTATCCAACAAGCCGAAGCATCCGAACAACAAGCACTTGCGGCAATTGCGGATGGTAAAAGAAAGATCGCAGTTGCAAGAGCTGACTCGGCTGAAACTATCATTAATGCGAAGGCCGCCGCACTTGCAATGAAACTAAAACAACAAGAATTAACACCACTATATGTTGATTATGTTAAGGCTAACGCTTGGGATGGTAAACTTCCATCAACAATGACAAGTGGATCTGGAACATTTTTGAACATTAAGTAAAAAAAGATTTGGTAGTTTGAAATAAACTACCTATCTTTGTAAGACAAACAAGATGAGTTTCCCAACACTAAATTGGGACAAGTGGTACACAAGTCCACGACTCATCTTAAATGGTCCGTTCGTCTAGCTGGTTTAGGACACTTCCCTTTCACGGAAGAGATCACGGGTTCAAATCCCGTACGGACTTCAATTGGACGAACAACATTGCACACAAGTTGTACCTCTACGGTTTTAAAGTGTGTTTATTGGTCCATTGGTGTAATAGTAACATTTGTCCCTGTCACGGACAAGCCCTCGGAGCGTAACCGGGATGGACCGCAATAATTAACTATGATGCAAGTACTTTTAATATTTTTTATTGGTTATCTTTTTCTTATTAGAAAAAGAACTGATCGTAGATATTAATTAATAATAGGTCCAGTTTCAGGTTGGAAAAGAGGTAGAAAGTTAAAATAAACAAATAAAAATTTTAGTTATGAAAATGTTGATAACAATGAAAACCTTTATTACCAATATTTTCAAACACAAATGTGAAAATGAAAGTAGGGTAATTGGAATTTATGGTGGCGAAAAAGTGAATGGAAAAGTCACCGACGTTACAATCAAATACAGATGTAGAGTATGTAACAACGTTTATGAAGTGTGCCAAGTGTTATAATCATAAACGGTAGGTCATTGAGCGTGTTGGAGAACGCACCCAGGTCATGGGAGAATAACAGGTTCGATTCCTGTAATGACTTCAAAAATTTGCACCCGTAGCTCAGCTGGAATAGAGCAACTGCCTCAAATAGGGGGTGTTATATCAGAAATGGTATAATAGAATTCATCAAATTCGGGGAAGCCTTTAAAATGGTAATCCCGAGCCAAGCCCGAAAGGGAAGGTGTAGAGACTTGACGGTGAACACCTAAGTTGTAAAAAATAAGGTGATGAGAAAGTCCAGACCACAAACAGAAATGGCAGTGAAAACTGTAGTGGGAAGTCTAAGCAGTAGGTCCTTGGTTCGAATCCAAGCGGGTGTACAAACAGGTAGGTGGATTGTGTTACACACCCCACTGACGAGTGGGACGGTCCTAATAATAAGTTACGAAACGATATATCATTGAGCGATTCGGATCGGGTAACAAATATGGGCTAAGGGGGTTAGATTCCCCCACCTTGTCGATATTGACAAATATAAATTATTATACTACTATTACTTAAAGTCGGGTAGCTCAGTTGGTAGAGCAATCTCAAAAAAAGAGACGTGTCATTGGTTCAATCCCTTTCCCGACTTTTTTATATTTTTTTTCATTTACCATTTGGCAGATTAAAAATTTTGCCTATCTTTGTAATGTAATCATAAAACAAAGACACTATGGACATCACAACAAAAGTTAGAAACTACAACGGTAAAAATTCTTTCATCTTGAAAATGAAAGATGCAGTTCAAAAATACGGATCGCTAACCGCAAAACAGGCGGCGGCGACTGAAAAGATCCTTAATGCTGTTGTTGAGGCTAAATCTGTTGAAATGTCTGACGATATGAAAAAAATCGCAGCGTACGAGGGTAAAAACTCTTTTGTTTTGGAATTGAAGGGTAAACTTGAAAAGTACGGGAGCCTTACAGACAAACAAGTGTCGGCAGCACTTTCCCAAATCCAAAAAGAAGAAGACAAGGCCGCTACAGTTCATATGAACATCCCGGCTGTTGGTGATACAATCAAGATCGGTCGTAAGATAGGTCAGACACTTAAAGAAACTTACGGGTTGAAATTTAACCCAATCCTTTTGGATGTTACTAAGGTTCTTGCAATTTCACCTAAAGCTGTTAAATTCGCAGCAAAACTTACAATCAAAAGAGGATCCGTTTGTACTTGTTGTATGAAAACTTTAACAGACGAATTTTCAATGTTGACAGGACTTGGTAAGATTTGTGCTTCACACGTAGGAGTTCCTTACATCACTGACAAGTCACAAGCAGAATCGTTCCGTATCGAATATATGAAACGAGTTGATGAAATCGGTGAAATGGAACTATGGGTTCCTAAATCCCAAATCAAAACTTGGGAAGGTACGGCAGACATCTTGTTGAAGATGGTATAAAAAAAAGGGGTGTTAATCACCCTTTTTTTATTTTATATCTGTTGATTCAATCAAGGTATAACTAAACTTGTTACCATGAAGTTTTGAAGCCTTTTTACAAATTGACATGAATACATCAAAATCTTTTACACGTTTGAATACCTGACATCCCTCACTCCAATTTTCAACCCAAGTTGAATCAGTACCTGCTTTGTGGATATTGATACCAAACATTCCTGTATCCTTTTTTGTTTCTTCAAATACTAGATCTTTATTTGCGTCTCTCCATACTGTAACGTTTCCGTTTCTTTGACAAAGTGCTTCGTACTTTCCTTGATGTTTATCAATTGACCATACTCCTCTGTATTGTCCAGGAACTAATCTTGCGACTCCGTTTTTGTTATGAAACTCCATAACACCTTTTTTACCTGGATCACAAGTTGCCATCCAGCAGTAAAACTGCCAAACACCTTTTTCATCTTTAAATGAAATTGTTAAATGATCGTCAAAGACATTTGTAACTTTTTTATATGTTGCAGGTGAAGTGTTTCTAACACCGACAATATTTACATCGTAACCTTTGTTTACGTTATCTTCAAACCAAACATACCCTTTTGATTTAACTGCCGTTTCTACTTGTTCTTTTGTGTAACTCATAACTTATAATTTTATTTATAAATATGTGTAAATCTTAAAAGTAAATAGTTTTTGATGTGTTGACATATTTATTATTATGACAAATAACCGTAAGATATTATTATACTCATCATTATTTTTGATGGTGGTATTCCTTTTAACTAAAATCACTATATTAATAGGAATTATTAACCCCAACACGGCAACTAGGGTTATTGAAATGTCTTGTTTTTTAATATTTTCACCAATATTTTATTTTTTAATAAAATTACAAACTGTTGAGTTAAAAGGTAATTTAATAAAACAAATTAAAGACAGTGAGGAGTTTATTGATGCCGCAACAATTGTTTCTGTTGCCGATAAGTACGGTAAGATTACCTACGTTAATAAAAAATTTGAAGAAGTATCGGGATGGTCATTGGATGAGGTTAAAGGTAAGGATCATAGTGTTGTTAATTCTGGATTACAACCTGACGGGTATTGGGGTAAGATGTATGAAACCGTAATGAAAGGTGAAATATGGAATGATGTTGTAACCAATAAAGGAAAGTCAGGTGAGTTATATTATGTTGACACATACATCAAAGCAAAATTTGATAAGGAGGGTAAATTAGAAGGATTTTCATCAATTAGACAAGACATTACTGAGCTTAAGAAAAAAGAAGTTGACATTCGTAATAGAATGAATGCTATAAATAAATCTAACGCAGTTATTGAGTTTGATTTAGAAGGGAACATTATTTTTGCTAACGACTTGTTTTTAAATACTATGGGTTATTCTTCTCAAGAAGAAATAGTAGGTAAACATCATAGAATTTTTATAGACGAAGACCACTCAAAAAGTGAAGATTATTCTCTTTTTTGGAAAAAATTAAATGAGGGTATATTATTTACAGGTGAAATTACTAGGGTTAAAAAAGACGGTTCTTTAGTTTATTTACAGGCAACTTATAACCCTATTCTTGGATTGGATGGTAAAATTTACCGTGTTATGAAAATCGCAACAGATGTATCCAATTCGTATGAACAAAGAAAAGAGATTGAAAAGAAAAACACTTACTTAGAACACGCAGCAAAGATATTAAGACACGACATGCATTCAGGTATTAACACATATATGCCAAGAGGGTTAAGTTCATTGGAAAGAAGATTAAGTACCGATGACATTAGTTCATTAAAAATTGAGGCACCTATTAGAATGATTAAAGAAGGGTTGAAACATTCTCAAAAAGTTTATAAAGGTGTTTATGAATTTACCAACCTAGTTAAAAAAGATGTTGTGTTAAATAAAACTGAATGTAATTTAAAAAACATTTTAGAAGATTACCTGTCATCAACAGCGTATAGTAGTCAAGTTATTATTGATGAGTTACCAACAATAGAAGTAAATGAAGCATTGTTTTGTACCGCAGTGGACAACTTAATTAGAAACGGTTTAAAGTATAATGATTCAGATACTAAGTTTGTTAAAATATATTCTGATGAAAATAATATTTATATACAAGACAATGGTAGAGGGATTACACAACAAGATTTTGATTACCTACGTAAACCATACGTAAGAAAAGAAGGACAAACAGAATCAGGTACAGGTTTGGGTTTAAATATTTGCGTTGCAATTTTAGAAGAACATGGGTTTAACATTACCTGTGAGAAAAATGAAATAGGGACAAAAATGAAAATAAAAATAAAATAAAAAACAAAAAAAGAAAAAATGATTGATTCAATTTTATTAGTAGATGATGAGGATTTATTCCACTTAGTGTTTGAAGATGCTTGTTCATTACTTGACATAAGTTTGTCTTTAAATGCCTTAAATAGTTCTGACGAAGCAGCAAAGAAATTTGAAAAATGGTTCAAAAGTGGGGATGATAACGATAAACCTGAATGTGTGTTTGTTGATTTAAACATCATTGGTAGTTCTTTTGATGGTATAGAACTAATTAGAAAAATTAATTTTGAATACGGTAATCACGTAGTTGTTGGGATCATATCATCATCAAATGAACCTGAAGAACAAGCAAAGGCAGTTCAGGCCGGAGCTCAATTTTGGATTATTAAATCTGACGACATTGAACCACGTTTAGAAGAATTTAGAAATGATTATGAAGGATATAAAAATAGAACACTACCATTTAAAGTTTACAAATGATAAAAATAGATAATAATACTAAAAAGATTTTGATGGAGTTATATCTTAAAAAAGGTATAGGTCTTGAGGGTAATATTACTAAACTCATTGATACCGAAAATGATGAAGATTTTAAAAACTATTTAAAAGATTGTGAAACAAAAGACGGAGACAAAAGAAAAAAACGTCTTGAGATGACAAAAAAAATACAAAAACAAAATGAAGAACTGATAACGTTAAATGAAAAAAACAAAGAAATGATGGAGGATCTTCAGTTCACATTAAAAGAAGCTGAAGAACAAAAAGTAAAAATTGAAGTTCAGAACGGAGAGTTAATCGCTTGGAGAGAAGAAAACGAAAAAATACAACAAGACCTACAAAGAGAAATGATTAATTCTGAAAGTGCAAGAATACAAGCGGAGGAGGCAAAAACAAACGCATTAAACGACTTGGATATACTCCAAAAAAGAAACCAAACAGAACTTATTTCAACGATTGTTAGAGTTGCTCTATACATTATTGTTGGTGTTGGATTTATCACAACAGGGGTTTATGTATTTACTATGATTATGGGTAAAGATACTCAAGTAATAAGCGCAGCTTGGTCTAACATATTTGGAATACTTTTAACAAACGCGTTTTCAATAGTCGGAACCATTATGGGTATTAAGTATGCAACAGAAAATAAACAATAAAACTTAAAAATTATGTTATTAAAAGTAGGATCAAAAGGAACTGATGTTGTTGAACTACAAAAAAAACTCGGACTTACTGCTGATGGTAGTTTTGGTCCAAAAACTGAAGCAGCTGTTAAAGCTTGGCAAACAAAAAATGGATTAACTCCTGATGGAACAGTTACGTCGGCAAATAAAAGTTGGGACCTAATGTTTGGAACCAATTTAATAAAAGAAGATGTTGTAATTGCAAAAGTAGAAGGGTTAAACATAGATAAACTTAAAGGTCACATCCCTGATGTTGTTTTAGCACAAATAGCTGAAACTGCGCAGAAATTTAACATCACAACTAATTTAAGACTAGCACACTTTTTAGCACAATGTGCCCACGAATCAGGAAACTTTAAAGCCGTTTCAGAAAATTTAAATTATTCTGCAGACGGACTAAGAAAAATATTCGGTAAATACTTTCCAAGCACACTTGCTGAATCATATGCAAGACAACCTGAAAAAATTGCATCAAGAGTATATGCAGATAGAATGGGTAACGGAAATGAAACATCAAAAGAAGGTTTTAAATTTAGAGGTAGAGGTTACATCCAATTAACCGGAAAATCAAATTATTCTAATTTTTCAAAATTTATTGGTGAAGATTGTGTTACAAATCCTGATCTTGTTGCTACTAAATATCCACTAGCATCGGCAGCATTTTTCTTTAACAATAATGGTCTTTGGGGTGTCTGTGACAAAGGATCTGATGATGTTACGGTAACCGCCGTTACAAAAAGAGTTAACGGAGGAACTAATGGGTTGGCAGACAGGGTAAAACACTTCAAAGAGTTCTTTAACCTACTTAAGTGATATTTATTACAAAATAAACCATAAAAAATAATTTTATGAAATTTACAAGAGAACAAGTTATGGGTGTGGTAAGACACACATTAACATTCTTAGGTGGTATTGCAATTGCTAAAGGATATGCTTCAGACGCAACTGTAACAGAAATAATCGGTGCAGTAGTAACACTTGTTGGTGCCGTTTGGTCAGTAATGGCAAAAAAATAATTTTTTAGTTTAATTAATTTATGTAACCCCACTCAAAAGGTGGGGTTTTTTAATTTAAATGATATTTATAAATTAGTATGGAAAATTTGACAGGGATCATAATTGCATTTATAACGGGAGTTATAGGTCCAATACTTGTAATGTATATTAAAAACAAACTTGAAAAAAAAGAAAAACCCGATATGGTTATGGACACACTTCGTGTAAGTGAGTTAATAAATTCAAAAATTGAACACATAAGAGAAGAATTTGATGCTGATCGTGTTTGGGTTACACAGTTCCATAACGGAGGAAACTTTTACCCGACAGGAAAATCAATGGCAAAATTTTCAATTATGTATGAGGCGGTAAATTCTGGAGTATCATCAGTTCAAACAAATTTTCATAACATTCCTGTAAATTTATTTTCTAAATCTATTAATCAATTATATAATAACGATGTGATTGAAATTCCTGATTATAAAGATGAAACAGTTGCGACTTTTGGTTTAAAGTATATTGCTCAAGATACAGGATGTAAGTCAGGTTATTTATTTGCAATTAAAACAATAGATGAAAAATTTATTGGAACACTTGGTCTTGATTATACAAAAAGAAAAACTAAGTTAGATATCGAAGCAATAAATCATCTTATGGTACACGCATCATCAATTGGAGGTGTACTTATGACACACTTAGAAAAATGAGAAAAAGTTTAATAATTGAAAATATCGTAAAAAAGATTACAAAAAATATACTTTCTGAAGGATCTTTAGATAAACCAATCCTTGATATATCAAGAGAAGTTATAAGGTTATTTAAAAATGAAGAAAGTGATGAGTTCACATATGTTTTTTACAGAAGTGGAGAAGAAATTCAACTTTTAGTTGAGGTTGATTTTGAAGTTGTGGAAAATCATAATGAACCTTTTGAGGTTTATGGAGAAGCTGGATATGATGAACTTTATGTACTAATAATATATGATCCACAAGTATTTCCTTCCTCAATGAATGATTTGGTTGCTGAAGTTAAAGAAACAATAACTCACGAATTGGAACATATTGTGCAGCAAAATTTTGAAGATGCATATATAAGTCCACATGAAAGTGATTACTCCCAAGACAAAAGAGGTGGTGGATTTAATTACTATGTTAAAAAAATTGAAATTCCTGCTTTTGTTAAAGGACTTATAAAAAGGGCCCGTACCAAAAAGATAAGTTTGGATATGGCTATGGATGAGTGGTACAAAGAAAACCATAGAAACTTTGAAAATGAAAATGACTGGAAAGACGTTAAAAGAATTTGGATTGATTATGCAAATGAAATGAGAAAAAAAGAAAAAGTTAAAAAATTCAAATAACTAATTGTCTTATTGTTTTAAAACACTTATATTTGTCTAAACAATAATTGTATGGATATTATTAGACGTTGGTTAAAAAGACAAATCAAAAGAATCAAAGTTAAATTTTATATTTGGGAAAGGGGTAAAAGTTGGCTAAAAACCCCATCAGATGTTACTGGGTATGAAAAAATATCTTGCGCTATTGTTAGAAAAATGATCAACCATCCCGATTCAAAATTCACAATTGCACCACTTTCAGGTAAAAGATACATAATAAACAAAACTTTAGATATTTTTGTTATTATGGAAGATAGTAAACTTGAAATTACAAATCACGTTTATCATTATGTAATATCACTTGGTGAAAGGGATATGGAAAAATTAACAAACCACTTCAACACAAAAGTAGAAACACAAAGATTGGAGTATGAAGATCAGATTAAATCGCAGATCACAAATACCCTTCACAAAATATATGACAAAATCACAGTAAACACTAACCAAAATGGAAAATAGAAAAGAACAAGACCTATTTGATGAAGCTCAAGAAAAAATTGAAATTATGACAAATAGTAATAATGTTATGATAATTTTAATGGTTCTTGTTATTTGTGAATTCATTTTATGGTTGTCAAATTACATTAATCTTACAACATATTGTATTATAACAGTTGTTTGTTATTTTTTTTATTTTTATCATAGATTTAAATACAATAAGGCCGATAAAAGGGTTATCGAAATACTAAATGAAATAGATCCAAATAAATAAAAAAATGACAGAAAAAGAAATACAACTATTAGGATTCGTAAAAGAAGAAATGGTTGAATATGAAGGGGAAGTGAATCCTAATTATTACTACGCTTTAGATATTGTTGATGGGCTAACATTTATTACACCAAGTAATGATGACATTAAAAATAATGAATGGTATGTTGAATTTTTCAATACCGATCCACAAATCAGATTTGATAAATTTGAAGAACTACAGGCATTGATAAACTTATTAAATAAAAAAATAGTAACATTATGAGAATATTTTTTAGATTTTTGCAGATGTTATTTCTAATCCCACTTGGGGCAATATTATCATCTATTGGTGGAGTATATGCTCTTTTTGAGATATTAAAATGTAAATAAAAACAAAACCATGAACAAACAAGTAGAGTACGAAAGATTATTAAACGAGCACCGTATAATTTCAAATCAGATTTCAGACATTAAAGCGGAACATTTTGAATTAAACGAAGAACAAAACAAACAGATTCAAAACCTTCAAAGAAAACAAGTTGTATTAATGAATCAAATGCAAAAACTATTTGGCAATAATTACTAAATTTGTAAAAACTATTTAACATTATCATAAAACAATGAAATCAAATCATCAAATTAAAAAGTGGATTGAAAGAGTGATCAATTCTTGTAATACTTGGGATCAAGTCACAAGTGCGGAAAAACTTGTAGATAATTTCAAAAAACAAATGGTAAAAAATGAATACGATAGGATGTTATATTTACCAATAACTGTTGATTTGGATCATAGAATTTCTTTAAAAAGAAGAGATCTTGTTGAAGGGTATAATCAGATTTTGAATAACTAAAATGATTGGCAAATTAAAATTAAAAGACGATCAACCTTATGTTATGTATAAGGTTGATTTTGATTTGCATCCTGATAGAATAATTGAAGAAAAAATAATTGAACAAATAAAAACCTATGGATTTTTATGGGTTGATTTTGAAGTTGAAACAATAGCCGTTGGGGATAGTGAATTTGATGTTTTAGATAAGGATGTTGCTATGATTAAAAAAATATATGATTCTGATTTTGGAAAAATGAGTGAATCTGTATCGGTTGCGGCTCATAGACACGAAAAAAACATATATCCTGTTGGTGGATTTGCACCGGGTTATTACACAAATAAATGTGTTAGTTGTAAAAACTACTTTGTTGGTTATAAAAGATCCGTTCAGTGTGAAATATGTGCACACGAAGAATCAATTAACGGTGTGTTAGATCTTAAACAAAAACTTGATAGTTTAACTGAGTATTATTCAAAACTATTAAAAGTCACTATGGATAAAAACTACAGAGGAAATATCGATGAAGAATTAAAAAAAATAAAAGAAGAAATAAATCAGATAAAAAATAAATTAAAAGATGAATAATAGTAACCCATTCAAAGGAATTGATAACGAACTATTTAAAAACCTGTCTAATATGATGGGTAACTTACCAATGAATAATAGTCCATTTGGTAAATTTGATTTTAAAAAAATTAGAAAATATATTTTATTTGCAGTAATTTCTGTATTTTTGTCGGGTGTTGCTGTTGGATTATTAATTGGTTTAATGTTTTAAAAATGGAAAAGGTAATAGAATTAAATTTGGGTATTGGGATGAATCAGTTGTTTCCTGAAACAACAAAGATTATCATTGAAGTTGATGAAGATCAAGAATTGAAAAATGTTGAAGATACTAACGAACAGAATAATTAAAAAATGAAATATTTCTTGTTTTTGACAATTTGTATTATCCTATCTAGTTGTAGAATAACCTATGTTGAAATTTATAATGTTGAAAAATATCCCGTAAGTTTTCAAGATACGATTTATTATAAACAAGAACATTGGCATTTTAAAGATCGTGATGATGTGTGGGTATGTGTTGATTTAGATGCGGATACTGCAGTGATAGATTTTCAAGACACTATCTGTGTTCCGATATATCAAGGAACCTACAAAAAGAAAAACCATAATTTTAATTAATTTATGAAACCATCTTTAATCATTTGTTTTTTTATTGGGATAATATTTTTTTCATATGTTAAAGGATTGTATGAAAAAAATGAAGATCTTCAAATTGATAATATGATACTTGAAAGTGAATTATTAGAAAAAGAAGTTCAAATGGATAGTTTAACTAAAATGGTATACAAACTTGAAAAAAAATTAGAAACACCAAAAGAAATAAAACCAATAAAAAAACCTAAAAAGGTTATTGAAAAACCTGTTTTACCAATAATAGAAGATACGTTGGTTAATGTTATCGATACGTTGAATAATTAAAATTTAAATAAATGAGAATAGGTAGAATTTTTGAAGCATATAAACGTAAAGATGCTTTTTGGTTTAGAATTTTTGGATATGGATTTGCATTTGATAACCGTCTTCGGTTTAGTCAAAAATATGGGCATACAAAATATTATAAGTTTTTTGGAAAAATAGTTACACCTTTAAAACCTTATAGGAAATGGACAAGCAACAAATGAATGAATATTTAGAATCCATCGGTGGATTAGAAAACGGATTTTATAACGATAGACCGTTAATTAAAAATGATAATTTTTTTGATGTAGACGAAGGTTGGTATGAATTAATTAAAGATCTAATTGATGATCTTATTAAACTTGGTTGGAATAAACAAGTTTGCCAAGTTAAAGAAAAGTTTGGGGGACTTAGGTTTTATATCAACGAGGGATCTGATGAAATATATAAAAGAATAACCATCGCAGAAAAAGTAAGTTATAAAACTTGTGAAAGGTGCGGAGAAAAAGGTGAATTAAGAAATGATATCGGTTGGTATTTAACTTTATGTGAAAACCACTATATTGAAAAAAAAGACAAACTATGAAAAAAGAAATCCCAATGTACGATCCCTACACCGGAGAATTAAATCCTTATTATGAAGGATTAACAGGACAACCAAATCCAATGAAAGAATCAAATTACGGAGGATTAGAAACGTATTACATTACAGAAGAAAAACTAAGTGATGGTAATAGTAGATTTTATCCAACGATGAGTGTATCTTTAGATGGTGATAGATCTTGGAATATAGAACATCTATTAAAAAAGTGGCATCCAGAGTATGGTGTTGATTATTGTGATAGTTATGAAATGGCGGAATCAGTAATTAAGAAAAACAAAGAATTTAGATCTGATTTATTTTTTGAGGTAGTTGTAGTTGAAACAATAAATCACGAAATACTATAAAATGAAAAAACTATTATTAATTTTACCTCTACTGTTTTCTTGTAAGACATCTAAAAAAGCGGATTGCGATGCTTACGGATCAAAAGACAAAATAGAACATACAACACATACTTCTAAATAAAATGAAACCTCAACAATAGTTGGGGTTTTTTATTGCTTGATGAATTCAAATTAATATCATATATTTTAAATAAAAAAATGAAAACAGAGGAGTTTAACAAAATTGTTGATGAGGTGTATAATCACTACTTGGAAACACACCAGTATGAACCATTTATTTTACAAGAAGAAATGGATCTATCAAAAGAAGATTTTATTAAAAAAGTAACCAACAATTATGGATTTGGTCAATTATTTGGAATATCTTTAAATGAAAGAGAGTTGAATACAGACGAAAGAAATAAATGGTTTCAAATAAATTTGAATGGTAATAACCCATTAATGAAATCTGATTGGAAAGATTATGAATTAGACCAACAAAACATCCCAAGCAAACTAGTCACAGTGACATACAACGATAAAACAATAGAAAGTTATGAATAAAGAACAACAAGAATTATTGGATGAATCATATAAGGATTACTTCGTTAAAAAAAGTTCTGAAACTGGTCCTTTTGGGGTTGCTGGTATAATACCAACAAAGGATGAGTTTATCAACAATTGTAAAAACAATCCTGAGTTCTCTGAAAGGTGGGGATTGAAAATTGAGGAACGAGAGTTGAGTTGGGAAGACCGTAAAAATTTGTTAACTCCAGAACAATATGACGGCACTGCATTAAATAAATATGGACATAAAGATTGTGGATTTGGTGACATAAGTCCATTTACAGATAAAGTGATTCATTATTGGATGAATTTACATAATATTCCAACCAAACTAATAACAATTAAATACAACGATAAAACAATTGAAAGTTATGAGTGATAATAGTAAGATGGGTTATACAATTAAACATATAGGTGAAGGTAATTTTGAGGCAACAATAGATGAAACCGGAGAGATCAAGGAATGTGGTCCTAATGTAAAAGGAATGATCAGGTATACATATTTTGAAGATTATTCATTACCACCGGTTGGGTGGGAAGTAACACAAAAACAATTACTTGAAGATTACCAACCAAAAGTTATGAAAGATATTATGGATGGAAAAATTAAACCAGGAAAACACGAATTTTAAATTAAAACAAAGATGAGTAACAATAAAACAAAATGGGAAGATATTAAATTTCCAAGAGTTAAAAATATACAAGCAAAAACAGTAGCTGATAGCATTGAAGGAATACCAACAGAAGATATGCCAAAACGTATGGCTGAAATGTACGTGTCAGTAACTAAACACGCATTAGAAACAATACATAAAAAACTAAATGAAATACGTGGTGTTGAAGGTAAAGAAGATAGAGTTAAATACCTAGAAGAACTTTTAGTTGCGTGGTCATAAAAAGTAGAAAGTTATGAATAATTTAGATAAACAATACACAGATTTATTACAGGACATTTTAGATAATGGAGTTACAAAACAAGACCGTACTGGGACAGGAACGATTTCAGTATTTGGAAGACAAATACGTCATAAAATGAGTGATGGATTTCCACTTCTTACAACAAAGAAGATGCCATTCCGTCTTATAGCAACAGAATTGTTATGGTTCCTACGTGGTGATACAAACATTAAATTCCTTGTTGATAATAATTGTCATATTTGGGATGGGGACGCTTACCAAGCGTATCTCAAAGAATGTGAAAAATTAAAAAAAGATGAGGAAAATATGTAATTTTTATATCCATCACCATATTTATATAAAAAGAGAATATGGAAACAAAATATTATTTGTATATTAAAACAAGTCCGTTAGGGTTGAGATATCTTGGTAAAACAACAAAAGACCCAATCACCTATTTAGGTAGTGGTAAGATTTGGAAACGACACATTAAAAAACATAATTTTACCATTAATGATATTGAAACGGAAATTGTTTTTGAAACAAATAATGTTGATGAGTTAATTAAAAAAGGTATAGAATTAAGTAATTTATATAATATTGTTGAATCAAAGGAATGGGCTAATTTAAGAGAAGAATCTGGTGATGGTGGAGATACTAGTAAGTTTATTGATTTTTCAAACCCATCTTTCCACAACTCAAATAGAAGTAAACATTTAAATATTTGGTTAAATGAAGTAACAGAAGAAGAAAGAAAAAAAATTCTAAGAGACAGAATTAGTAAAGTGAATTTTAAAGAAAGAGATAAAAAAACAAAAGAAAATACAGATTGGGATAGTTGGCGAGAATCTATCAAAAATAGGAAAACCGACTATTCTAAATTCTTAAACAAAGTACACGAAAAGAATAAAAAACCAGTATTACAGTTTGATATGGATGGTAATTTTATACAAGAATTTGATAGTGCTTCATCTGCCGCTAAATCATTGGGTTACGATAATGGTGGAAACATAACAAATTGTTGTAAAGGTAGGTGTAAATCTACTTTAGGTTATAAATGGAAATATAAAAATATAGAAAATGAAAGCAAATAAAAAAGATTTACACGAAAGTGGTAGACCCCTTACACAAGAAGAGTTTATAAACAAAATCAAAACCAATGATGAGTTTGCTGAAAAATTTGGAGAATTGGGAAAAATTTATGGACATCAATGGAGAAGTTGGGAGCACAATACAGGTGATACTTGGACTGGGATGAAACACAACCAATCAATTAAAACCAAAATAGACCAAATCGCAAACCTAATCAACGACCTTAAAACAAATCCAGACTCAAGACGTTTGATGGTTAATGCTTGGAATGTTGGAGAATTGGATTCAATGGTACTCCCACCTTGTCATTATGGATTTCAAGTTTATACAAGAGAGTTGAGTTTAAGGGAAAGAAATCTTTATTGGTATGGTAAAAATGGTAATACGGTTTTCCCAGAAGATAATATTGATAATGAAAATTTAGATAAATTAAATGTTCCTAAACGAGCAATCTCTTTAATGTGGAATCAACGTTCAGTAGATACATTCTTAGGTTTACCATTCAATATTGCATCTTATGGATTGTTATTGGAAATAATTGCTAAAGCAGTTAATATGGTTCCAGATGAATTAATTGGTAACTTGGGTGATACACATTTATATTTGAATCACATTGAACAAGCAAAGGAACAGATTGGTAGAGAATTGAGTTTGGAAGAAAGAAATGAAATTCATAAGAATCTTGCTGGACATATGAGATATCACATTGATAAACTTGATTTGTTAAAAAAAATAGACTATAGTGGTGATTTAATTACACACGAAATTTTAGATGAGTTAGATGTTCCGAAAAGAAAACGACAACCATATCCATTACCTACATTGAAGATAAATTCAGGAAATGAAAATTGGCATTTGTTAGAAATCGACGAAGTCATTAATAGCTTAGATCCTGATATTACTTTTAAAGTAGAGAACTATCAATCACATCCAACAATTAAAGCACCTTTAAGTAATTAATAAAAATAAGCCATATGGAAAATCACATACTACCTATCGACGATGCGGCTCAACACACCTTCTACGAACCACCTAAATCAGTTGGCGGATACCGAATAGGAAAAGAACTAACCGGATCAATACAATTCATCCTTACATATAAACCAAACTTCATACATAGATTTTTTATGAAAATATGTTTGGGTTGGTATTGGTTTGATCAAAAATAATTATTATAATTAAATTATGAAAAAGATATTATTACCCCTATTTGGACTTTTAATTATGTCCTCTTGTATTACAAGAAAAAATTTATTGACAAAAAACGAAATAAAAAATTGGAAAGTTGTTAATGATACGCTTATGTATAACAACACACCTACTGCGGTTTTCACTCATTATGAAATAGAATTATATAGAGGAAAAGTGGTTAGAGAGTTATGTCTTGAACAATTAAACGATACTGTTACAACAATTGACAACATCATTTATTATGTTCATACACTTCATCATAATGATAAAGTTCAAGTAATATCAACGTATAAAAGATAAAAATGAGTATTATGAAAAAACTTATTTTAACATTAGGGTTGTTGTTTAGTACTTTTTTAACAATAGCGCAGATTGGTGTAATCACACTCAAAAAAAATGAATCAGTACCACTTAATATGTGGTATACTATAGATGAAAAAGATAGAGAGGACAATCTATATATCACTTTTGAAAATGAGGATTTAGCGGTATATGCTCTTAAAAATCTATTGGGTCAATTTGATATGGAAATAGATTTGCCAAATGATAAAGATGTTGATGGTGACCCTTACTGGACGGTAGAACAAGAAAATGGTTATATAAGTGACATTTACTATATCAAAGAAAAGAACTATCCATTATACACAATAACAATCGTCTCAGCTTGGGGTGGTGAATAAATTAAAAGATATGAAAACAATAACAACAATTTTATTTTTATTAACAACCATGTTTGTTAATTCTCAATCATTAAATCATTTAGATTATGTGAGTGCATCAAATCTATATGTGTCTACAAATAAAAAACAAGTTTTAACCAAATATGAAACAAGTCCTGAACCTATGTTTATATTATTTTATGGGGATGGAGAAGTCTCAAATTTAAAAAATTATGATTACATTGTTTTTAACACAAAAAGTGATTTATTGGGTTTTTTAAATATCACTGAAAGGTCAATTTTAAAAAATAAAACAATTACCCATATAATGGAAAAAAATAAAGTTAAAATGGAAGGTGTAACCAGTCAAACAGCTGAATTAAATGTCAATAAATACTATTTTTATTTAAACGTAGCAAGTATAAACGACATTAAAAAACAATTGAATGACTAGATGGGTTTTATTAAATTTTTAATAGTATGGATATCACAAAATTTATCAATTCCGTTTTGGGTGATAGGTCATATCCATTTATCATTAAATATATACAAAGACTTATATGAAATATTAACTTCTTTTGGTTTGAACATTATTGTAGCTATAGGTTTTTATTTAGACTGGAGGGAGTATAAAAAAAATACATAATTTATGAAAAATATAATTTTAATTTTATTTCTATTTTTGTCTTTTTTGACAATGGGTCAATTAGCACCCCCAAAACAAAGTATTACTTTAAATTTACCAACAAGTTATACACCAACATTACGGGTTGGTACCGGAATGATAATTGGTGGATTAGTTTTAACTACAGCCGGACTTCTAACACCACCCCTTATGGTTGGTGGATCCACAACACAGAAACAACCGTTCTATAAACAAGTAAGAATGTTACCAATAATCTCAGGAACTCTTGTCTTTACAATTGGTCTTGGGGTAACAGTAAGTGGGAATTAATATGAAAAAACCTGATAATGTCGCAGATAACCCAAATATTTTACCATATGGATCAAATATTGGAGCCCCGGCAATTAAACCTGATAATATTGATGGGTGGAAACTAAAAAATGTTGATAAAGTTAATAAACAACTTAAAACAAAATACGAAGAATTAAATAAGGAGTTTCAAAAACTTATTGATGAATATAATTGGAATCAACTTGTTTATTCTTCACAGTTTAACTTTGAACCCGTCATTGGTGAAATATATCACCTTTATTCAAAAAAGAATGGTGATATATTTCTTTCACTTATTTCTCCAAACGAATGGAAACAAAAATACGTTGCAAGTTTTAGATTAGATTCAAACAACAAGTGGGAAAAATATGATTTAGATTAGTATTTATATATGTATGGTAAAACATTTATTTATTGTATTTTTTTCTTTAATTGGTTTTTTAACATTATCACAATGTAATGGTGTGCAATCATTTACTCTAACACCACCACCAGTAAATAACACATATCTTCCGGGTCAAACAGTCACAATGTGTTATACGATGGTTGGTTATACACAATCAAATTCAAATTGGATTGAAGGTTTTGATCTAACTCTTGGTCCTGGTTGGTCAAGTGTTACACCACAAACCGCACCCGCTAATTGTGGGGGAAATTCAACAGGAGGTCAATGGACTTGGATGAATTCCACAACTTCAACAACAACACCTGTAACAACTGTTGGTCCTGGTTACTTTTTTGATTTAACTGTAGACGGAAATCCCGGAAATGATTTTGGGGACAACAATGGATCAAATTGCACTTGGACGTTTTGTGTAACTTTGGTTGTATCAAATGTGTGTTCACCACAAAATTTATTAATACAAGTAACTGCAGGTCCTGATGGACTTTGGGGTAGTTATTCAAGTTCTGCGTGTGACGTTGTTGCACCATTTACCGTGTTCAATGGAACAATAAATCCGGTACTTCCATCACTTGGTAGTATCAGTCATAATTAATAAAAAAATGAAAAAGTTATTAGGTATTTTAATGTTTATGATGACCACATTTGTTTTTGGTCAGTCAACGGTTAATCCCGATACCGTTTGTTATCAAACACCGGGATCAACATATTCAGTCCCATCACTTGGTGCTGGATATACATATACTTGGACAGTTTCTTCTCCGGGTGTTTTAGTATCAGGTCAAGGAACAAATGCAATTAATGTGGATTGGTCTACCGCATCCCCCGGTCTTATAACAAATGGTATTACTGTTTATGCAACAAACGCTTCGGGATGTCAATCAACACCTATAACACTTAATGTATTTATATTGCAAGTTGTTCCGACTATCACGGCTCTTGGACCATTTTGTGCTACTGAACCTTGTGTTACTTTAACGGGAACACCGGCTGGTGGGACATTTTCAGGACCAGGTGTTTCAGGAAATCAATTCTGTCCTGCAAACGCTAACATTGGATCAAATACTATAACTTATACCGTAACACAAGGCGGTTGTACTTTTTCAACAACAACATCGGTTACTGTTAATTCACAACCTGTTTTATCTCCAATACAACACAATTAATGAAATTTTGGTGGGTAATATTGTTTTTAACATCTTTTGCTTTTTCACAACAAGAAATTGAAATTTGTGGAGAAGAAGGATTAACTTTTACATATTCAGCACCATCCACAGAACCCGGAACAAATGAATGGGAAGTTAACGGTCAATACTATTATAGTGAAAATTTAGAAATGACTTGGACCGATACGGGAACTTATGTTATTAATGTTATTAGATATAATGATGGTTGTCCATCACTTCCACAATCATATACAGTTATAGTTACAAAATGTGAAGATCCCATATATTGGATACCAAATGCGTTTACGCCTGACGGAGATGATTATAATCAATCATTCAAACCAATTTTTACTTTGGGTGTTGATCCATATGATTATCATTTAATGATTTTTAATAGATGGGGTGAATTACTATTTGAAAGTTACGATATGACAAAAGGTTGGAATGGTAAATATGGAGGAATCCAATGCCAAGATGGTATATATACTTGGAAAGTAGAATTTAAAGTATTAAAAAATGACGAACATATAATGAAAGTTGGTCACGTAGTACTCGTCAAATAACTTCAATTAAAATACCCATTCCAACAAGATCTGTAATTGTCTTATTGGTTGGCGCCTTTACATAGTGAATATCATTTTCAGTTCTGAAAAAGCACCAACCGTTTAACATAGGTTTTAAATTTTCATAGGATTCTTTATCCTTGAATTTATATACTTTTAATCCCACCATCTTTGAATGTTTTCTTGTAAAATTTTAAAAATAAGTTTATTACATCTTTCGTGATTTTCAATTGATATTTCAAGAGCAATAGTATGTTTGTCTTTTTCGTTTGGGTTTTTTTGTGTTCTATTAATTTCCCCTGACAAAACTTTTTTATACTGTCTTGGATATTTTTTAAAGTAATCATCAAAATTTTCACTAACAAGTGTTGATTTCATTTCAAAACACCCTTCACCATCGATTTTATAATCAGTTGGAACAAAATCATAGTCAGTATTGTGATAATCCATATATTCCATACCATAGAATTCATCTTGGTGTAATTTGATTAATCTTGTAACAAGCTGCATAATTTCAGCATCTCTTTTAGCACTAACGTGATTACCTCTACCACCAATGTAGTTTGCCTGTTTACTTAGTTTAAACTTTAAAACTTCAAAGATGTAATGATCATCATAGTCACGATCTTTCCAAATCACAGGAAACCATTTCCAAAGGTTTTTAACCCCATTAATAAAATCTTTGTGGTAGTATCTACCTTCAAATTTCCACCAAAGTGATATCTTTTCAAATATGTTTAATTTTTTATTTTTCATAATGCAAATATACAAAAAAGTTTTAGATAGTGGTGATTTATTATAAAAAAATTATTATACTTATTTGTATGGCAAAAAAGAAAATACACGTTAATCAACATAACATAAGATCAAATAAAACAAAAGATACGGATCTACCGGTTATCACAATAAAGGAAGGAAGAAAAAATACCTATTGTAATGAAGTTGAAATCTTAGGTCCTAGTAGAATCATATATTGTGGAAGTGGGGATCAAAAACCAATACTAAGTTGTGGTGCAAGGGTTGTGATTGAAACAGAAAGTGAAATTAAAATAATAAGTTAATATGGAACAAAAAGACATTTTAAAGTATGGTGAAATACAATACCTAAAAGGTAGATTGGATGAACTAAATAAAGCGATTAAAACAATTACAGATCTTTCAAGATCAAGAAAAATAGATCAAAGGATTGAAAAGTATTTTCAAAAATTAAAAAAGGTTGATGAAGTTGCTTATCATTTATATATGGTTGAATTAAAATCAAGAACCCATGCAAAAGAAAGATCCAAAAGGGAAATTAAAGATCTACTTGAAGAAGTATTGAAATTTGAAAATTTGGATCAAGAACTAATTGAAAAAATAAAAAAACAAATAGACACATATTAATGGAATTAATAACAACACACCCTATTAAAAAATCAGATCTAGGATTTCACGGAAACCTTTTTGGTGGTAAACTTTTGGCTTGGCTTGACGCGGCAGCAGTGGCATATGCAATGCAATTATGTGATACACCAAGAATGGTCACAGTAAGTATTGATAAATGTATATTTGAAAAACCAACCAAAGAAGGTCAAGTATTAAAGATTTTTGGTTATCCATCTGCTTTAGGTAATACGTCTGTTACATTATATATGGAAGCAAGATCACATAATGTTAGAACAGGAAAACAAAACGTGGTTTTAAAAACACATACAAAGTTTGTGTATGTTGATGAAGATGGAAACCCAATACCATTAAAAGATAAATCAGTAAAAAGAATAAATGATTTATTAGAAAAGTTAAAAGTTGATGAATAATTTACTATATTTGTATTATGAAACAGAGAATAACTTTTATTAGTGATACACACACCAAACACAATAAGTTGACAGAATTTCTACCTGGTGGAGATATTCTTATTCACGCAGGTGATCTTACAAGTAGAGGTTATGAAACTGAAATTGAAAATTTTATGTGGTGGTATAATAAAATCAATAACTACAAACATAAAGTTTTTATTGCAGGAAATCACGACTTTGGATTTCAAGATGATAATGAAAAGATTCGTGAAAATATTAAAAGTTATGAAACCATAACTTACTTGCAAGACGAACTACTTGTTCTTGGTGAAGGTGAAGTTGAATACATCGATATGATTAAAATATGGGGTAGTCCTTGGCAGCCCGAATTTCATAATTGGGCATTTAATCTTCCTCGTGGTGAAGCTTTAAAAGAAAAATGGGATTTGATTCCTATTAACACTGATATTCTTATTACACACGGACCGGCATTTGGTAAGTTAGATTATGTGCCTTTTAGTAATTTGAATGTTGGTTGTGAAGAATTACTAAAAAGAATTCAAGAAATTAAACCTAAAATTCACTGCTCAGGTCATATTCACGAGGGTAGAGGTTATGTATTTGATGGAGACACTCATTATATAAACGCATCTGTTTTGAATGGTAGATATGAATATAGAAACAAACCAATAACTGTCGATTGGGACAGTGTAACTAACGAACTTGAGTTTATTGAAGAATAGGTCTGGTTAGGTATAAACCGGACCTATTTCTAATATTTCAGCACCAAATCCTTTATTTTTTAAAGTAACTTCTTCTTCATTAGGATAAAGAATATTGTTTTTTATTGATTCATAATAATCAACAAGTTGTTTTTGTACTTTTACTTTAATTAAAAATGCATATTCACCATAACTACTATCTCTCATAGAACCGTAATGGTTATCTATTAAATTTTCTTTATTCATTGAGTAGTGACTCCCTGGGTATTGAGTATCGATTGATTCATCACTATCAGCAAAAACAATTCTATATAAAATAACAGTACTTGGTAGATTGTCATAATAATTAGTAAGGTTATTTAATTCATACATTGCATCATCATTTGCTAACCCCATTTCATATAAATAACCAAGTAAGTTATCTATATCATCTTCAGTTAATCTAACAAATGATTCTACAATTCTTTTTGATTCATCAAGTGTTTCAGGTTTAACTTCTTTTGGTGGAAGTGGTGGATCAAGTAAAAATTTTTCATTAACCCATTTTCTTAATTCATTTTCTACAAAATATTCAGGAACTATTTCATTATCAGGTTTTTGACTTGCAACATCTGATATGTGCCTTGCAAATTTTACTTTTTCCTTATCGTCTAACATTACTAAAAGACCATCTGAAATAAAAAATATCTTAGATAAAGGGTCATTAACTCCAAGTTCACCTTCAACAAGGTTAAAGATTTTCATTATTGATTTACCCCACCAAGTTTTATAATTGTTTGTTTCTTCAAGTGCCGGTCTAAAAACTTTATTAAACGCTCTTATTAGTGATCCTGTAAAACCAGCAATTGCAATTTGTGGGAAAAACCAAGGAAGAAGCCTTAAAAGTGCTTTATAACCACCTTCACCTATATGTAAAACTAATCTTCTTGTTTTTGCCGATTCAACAAGTTCCCTTAACTGACCAAATGTGATTTTACCTTGAGCTTCACAAAACTTTTTGGAATCACAAACATTTTTGATTACCCTGTCTGATGGTTCAATTTCTTCTTTTAGATTATCTTTTTTATTTGTGAATTTATCTTTTAAATTACCAATTAAATTTTTAACTGAAAAAACAATACCAGCTAAAACAACACCACTTAATAATACATTTATATTGTCTGTTGTTATTTGTCTATCAGTAATGATTTTTGTTATAATTTTCATTATTGGGTTTAAAAGAAATGCAAACCCTAAAACATCACCAAGTGAGTATGTAACACCTAAAATACTTTTAATTGTTGATTTTATTATTTCAATTACACTTTTTACAAATTCAACAACACCATCAAGAGCTGATGTTAGATTTTTTTCTTTAACATATGAAATTAATTTTTCTTTGTTTGTGTCATTAATAAGAATTGCAAAAGATGTTATAATTAAAAGTGATATTTCATTTTCATTAAAAGAAAATCCTGATCCTGTGAGTAATCTTTCTACAGGACCCATAAAGGCTGCCATTCCTGTACCAAACGTAAATAAAATACCTGTATTAATTTTAAGATCCTTTAATGTGTCTTTAATAATACTTTCACTTAAAAGTTCTTTATATTGTTCTTCTGTTAAAATTATTTTCATATTTTATAAATACTTTTGTTACTCATAATAGATATGGGCACCTCTAACATCTTTTATATTAACATCAGGAAAAATACTTTTGAAATAATCAAAAAGTGCGTATCTGAAATGTCTTGTAAATACATTCCAAGGTATTAGATTTTCAATACCTTCTGACCAACCATAATCAAAATATAAAGTTTTGCTTTTTTTATAATAATCAATTACAACTTTTTTATCTGAGTCAAATAACATAATTGTATTTTCTGATTCACCTGAACCGATAAGATCAAGTTTGATTGCCGTTGTGATCATATCTTTATACTTTGGATATTCATATGAATATTCAGCATCAATCCAACTCCTACTAAACTCATTTTCTAAAATAACTTCTTTTAATATTTTTCTGATCAGGTTTTTCATATAATATTATAAATAGTTTGATATAATAAAAGAATATTGATATAATTAAAATATGAAAATTGATAAAAAAATAAAAAATCTGATTTTTGGTATGTTTGATAAGATGATTGAAGGTGCTGATAAATACATTTCTGAATCATCAACTTGGTTAATATTCACAGAAGAGAGAAGATGGGTTTTAGAATTTACAAAAGAAAAAATTCTTTGGTTTAATTATAACACCTTCCAAAGTGAATTAAATTTACTTAGTATAGATTGTGTTGAGTCAAAAGACATTATTAAAAAATGGTTTGAATCAAGATTTTTGGGTATTGAGGTTGAGAATACCATTCAAAATGGTGTGAAAAATAGTCAGTCGTATGGTGGTGAATCTTTGAAATTGGTTGAAGATACCATTCAAAATGGGGTGAAACACACCTACAAAAAGAAAATTACGCGATTAAATGAAGTTGAAGATACCATTCAAAATGGGGTGAAGGATGCGCAGTCGGTTGATGCTTCATATTTTATAAATGTTGAAAACACCATTAAAAATGGGGTGAAACACACCCTGAGTCATTTTGGGTCATTTCCACCCCCAAGTAAAAATAATATTCAAAACGTTATACAAAATGGTGTTAAAAATACATTTTCGGGTGCTGGAGACAATTATTATGAAGTAGATAACACCATTCAAAATGGGGTAAAAGAAAGTTATCCGCATTATTTTGAGGGTGATATAAATGTTAAAGACACAATTAAAAATGGGGTTAAAGTTATGATGTCAGGTAGTGAATGGTATCATCAAGATGAAGTTAATACTTTAATAGAAAAGGGTGTTAAAATCTATTAAACCAAGTATTATTTTCAAATAAAGCCCAACTATAATTAGATAATGTTGATTGATAAAAAGACATTTCTTCTTCAGAATTAGTCGAGTCAAAGTGTAATAAAAACATATGATGAGAGTCAACTTGTGTTTGATACTTTGTGTTAATAACATTTACACTACTATCTTTTAAAGTATCACCATAAGAAATTATTTTATCAAAGTATAAATCTTGTAAAAGTATTTGTTGCCAAGGTTCTAATGAAAATCCAACAAATCTAATTTTATTATTTGGTATGTTATGTATTGGCCAAAGACCTGTTGTGATTTTTTTTATTGATTCAAAATAAGGAAATAACCCATCATTATCTTTTCGATTATTGTTATAATATTCTAAAAATTGACCAATGGCCCTTCCATGTGACTCCATTAAAACATTAGATAATTCTAATCTATGACCAAATGGTTTACGGTTACCGTCTTCATTTAAAAACTCCCTATACTCAATAAATATTCTTGGAATAATTAGTAATCTGGTTTTTAAACACAACTCATTTACTATAAACATATCATTACTGACAGTAAAAAAATTATCTTCTATTATCCCCGTAAAGTCAATTTCAATACTTCTTCTCCAACATCTTCCTAAAAAACAAATCATACCTTCGCGATGTTTGTGAACATTATAGGACCTAAACACACCATGCTGTGAAACAAATTTGGATCCTGTCAAAATAACACCCACATCAGGAAATCTATTAAACATTTTTTCACAAAGTTCTAAATAACCAGGGTAAACTAAATCATCAGAGTCTATGTGAAAAACAAATTCACCTTCTGCAAATTCAGATGGGTTTCTCATAAATTGCATCTTATGGGTTTGATTAATATATCTAACTCTATCATCTTTTTGTGAAAGTAAAATAAGATAATCTTTTACTTCAGTATTTTCAGAGAAGTCATCGGTAACAACCCATTCCCAATCAACATTTTGATTTAAAATTGTCCCGTAGAGTGAATCCACATTAGATATTTCATCGTTAAAAAATGATGTACAGATTGAGAATTTTTTCATAAACTAATTATAATTAATTTGGTTATGTCTAACTTAATAAAACTTGTCATAATAAATATTTTTTGATATATTTGTATCCAACACTAATTGTATCAGTAATAAAAATATATGAATAGTTTAAAAAATACAGTAATAGACGAAAAGATTTTGTATATTGTTAGGGGAATCCCTGGTAGCGGCAAATCAACATTTGCAAAACAACTTACATCAAACGTGTTTGAAGCTGATCATTATTTTATTGATAATGAAGGTAATTACAATTTTGACCCATCTAAAATTAAAGACGCACATAAAGATTGTCAAGATAATGTAAGATATGCAATGGAGTCAAGTATTACAAAAATTGCAGTATCAAACACATCAACACAAGAATGGGAACTACAACCATACTTTGAATTAGCTGAAAAATATGGATATACTGTGTTCAGTGTTGTTGTTGAAAATAGACACGAAGGTGTAAACCAACACGGAGTTCCTGAAGATAAATTAGAATTAATGCGTAACCGTTTTGAAATAAAATTATGAGTTTTAAAAAATTATTAACGTCAGGAAAAGTATGGATTACATCCGATACACACTTTGGACATAAAAATATTGTGCGAGGTGTTACAAACTGGCGTACGCAAGAAGGTGAAGTACCGGTTAGTTCAACAAGGGATTTTCAAACAATTGAACAAATGAATAATCGACTTGTTGATGGTATAAATAATGTTGTTGGTCAGGATGATACACTTATTATGCTTGGTGATGTTTCATTTGGTGGGTTTGATAATATTGGAATTTTTCTTGAAAGACTGGTTTGTCATAATATTCATTTGATACTTGGAAATCACGATCACCACATTGAAAATAATCGTGACTATGTGCAAGGAAGGTTTTTAAGTGTCCAACACTATCTTGAAGTAAACATTGAAGGTAAAGATTTTGTTTTATGTCATTATCCACTCCAAAGTTGGCACGGACTTAACAAAGGTGTTATTCATCTTCACGGACACGTACATCTATCTGAAAACAATAAATTTGGTAATGGAAAAAGAATGGATGTTGGTGTTGATGGTAACGGAATGGACCCTTACAGTATTTTCGATATCATTAAAATTATGGATAAAAGACCGATTGGATCTGATATGACAAATGATCATCACTTGGATGATTTGATTGGTGTTGTGGGTTAAACCATAACACCAATATATTTATAGGTATGACAAAAATTATTTTAACAGAATCTCAATTTAATAACCTTACCAGATCTTTAGTTAGTGAAGCGGTGGGTGTTCCTGAATATATATTAGAATCAGGGGAAAAACTTTATCAATCGGTTTCAAAAGTTTTAAAAAACATAAATGATAAAGAGACTAACTATGAATTTGATATTGATGATGTTGAATTACCTATTTCTGATATAATTGTTGACAACATTTATTTATCAATCGTTGTTGAAGAAATTGATGGTTATAATGGTCCTGTACTTATTGGTGCTATGGGATCTGGAGAAAGACATCATTTTGATGAAGGATTAATGATGCAGGTAAATGAAAAAACAAAAACACTTATTTTAAGTATTACTTATTTGGCTTCACCAGAATGGGAACCTGAAGATCTTTATGATGTATTCACAAAAGATAAAATACAAACAACTTCAGTATTATCTCACGAATTGATGCATAAATTTTCACACTTTAAAAAACCATATGAATTAATGGGTGGAACATCAGATTATGGAGCTTATAGTTCAGGTAGTATGCAATTTGGAATTTCAGTAATTAATGATTTCATGAAATATAGCTATTATATACAAATAGCTGAAAATCTTGTAAGACCAACCGAATTGGCATCAAGAATGGTTCAAAAAGGAATAACAAAAGATCAATTCTATGATTTTTTCAATAGTGATGAAATTATTGTTGAGTTGAAAAATATAAAAAATTTCACTTATGAATATTTAATAGAATCATTAAATGATCAAATGGATCAAATAGATGACCTTTTAATGCATCTTGATATAGACATAACCGTTATGTCTGACGATGAAAAAATAAAAGAAACATTAAGATTGGTTTATGTTAATTTAGCTAGTACGAAAGTAGAGATATTTGATAGAATGTTCTACACCACACAAGAAAAAATATTTAGAGAACTTGGACCACTGGCGGGGCTTTTTGGTAGAGGTATAGAACCATCAGAAGAGAAGGAAAATGTTAGAAACAATTACATAAACTACGTTATTAAATATCAAAATAGAGAAATAGACTTTTTTAAAGATGAATGTGATAGGTTCAATTATGTATCAACAAAGCTTATAAAAAGGTTATCCAAAATCTATTCACTATTAAGTGAGTCAAAAATACGAGAAGAAGAAAACTGTATCATTAATTGGGATTTGTACCACGAAATGATGGAAAAAAAGTATGGTAGAAGAAAAATAGATACTGAACTTAAGTACCGATTTAAAAAATAATTTGTGGAAGTAGTTAGTTAACCGTTTATACAACAAAAAAATTAAATCCCTTCTTTATGGAGGGATTTTTTGTTTTATTAAAGAAAGTTTTTTATATTTGTTCTATGAATTTTGAAATGACGATAGAGGACTTTAGACAAGACAAACACAAAAGTTTTACAAAACTTGTGATCAAAGGTGTTAATTCTACTATAGATGGTGAATATACAATCAAAGAAATGGCAAACTTTGGTAATGGTTTTTGGTTTTATACTAATGAAGCTCACACTTTAATCGGTTATGCACCTATGACAAAAGGTCAATCTGTTGACGGTTGGGATGTTACATTCTTTAGAAATAGAACTGAGTTGAGAGTAACATACAAGTCAAACAAAAACTATATGGAAAAAAGAATCCAGGTTGATAAATTTTATTTTATCTAACGTCCGATGATAAACAATCGTTTTAAT